ACGTAGTATTAGACACGCACCTACAAGACATCTATGCGGAGGGCGAATAAAATTATGACAAGCGAAGAGCGCCGAGAGGCGCGTTACCAGCGCCGTCAGGCACGACGGCAGGCCAATAGGCAAAAGCGGAGTGATGCGGTAGGATCGCTTAACGAAATCTACAACTACCATGATATGTTCTTTTATGGGAAAGAGTGCTGTAAGGGTGTTCGTTGGAAGCAGAGCACTCAGAATTTTGAAATGCACTTGCTCTCTGGAACGGCAAAGAGGCGTCAGATGGTGGTTAGCGGAAAATGGAAACCGCAGCCTTGTTCTCACTTCATGCTCTGTGAGAGAGGGAAGGTTCGCCCCATCGACGCCCCTCATATCGTAGACCGGCAAATTCATAAGGTAGAGAGCAATAAGATCCTGATTCCGCTATATGAGCCAAGCATGATAACTGACAACGCGGCCAGTCAGAAGAACAAAGGATTGCATTGGCAATTTCGTCGGCTCAAAGAGCAGCTTGCATGGCACTATCGGCGGTATGGGCGTGAGGGTGCAGTGTTCCTTATGGATTTGAAGAAATTCTTCCCGAATGCCAACCGTCAGCTGATATACCAGCGGCACAGCAAAGTGATGTTGAACCCAGAAGTCCGGGCGTTTGCGGATTACATTGTCAGAACGGCACCAGCTACGGCACCTGGCCGTGGTATGCCATTGGGTGTGGAGCCAAGCCAACAGGAAATGGTGGCGCTTCCCAGCGCTGTTGACAACTACATCAAGTGTCAGCTGGGGATACATTGTGCTGGTCATTATATGGATGACTACTATATCATTCTGCCTGATATTGAGGAGCTGAAAAAGATCGCTCGTGAGATTGTCAGGATGATGGAGTCTTATGGCATCCGTGTCAACCGGCGCAAATGCAAAATTGTTCCGCTTTCAAGTCCCAAGGGCTTTCGTTTCTGTAAGGCGAGATTCACCTTGACGGAGACAGGTAAAATTAAGCTCAATGGAAATCGAGCTGGAATGAAAAGCGCCAGACGTAAGCTGAAACTGTTTCATCGTGAATATCTGGAGGGCAAGCGTACACTCGCTGATATTGACCAGTTTATGGAATGTCAGACAGCGTATTATCGGAACTACAATGACCATGGGCGACTTCTTCGGCTGAGGAGGCTACACTACGCCCTATTTAACAAGTATAGGCAGCAAGAGCAACAAGAGTTGCTTAAACGAACAGCTTGAATATCTGAAATCAACAAACACCTGAAGCATAAGCTCCAGGTGTTTTGCTATGTTTGGAGGAATTTTCTGTGGAACACAAAAATTATGTTGTGAAAAAACGGGCACGGTTCACGGGAATTAGTGGCGATGTGAACATCCCCTATGGGGCGCACTTGGAGGCGCAGAACGGTTATTTGTTGTGGGACGGGAAGCCAGTATGCGCAGCAAACAGTCAAAATGGGTTGGATCACTTTGCCAATAATGATGATGGACGGGGAGAGGAACGTGGGAGGCTGACTACCGAAATTATCTCTATGTTGATCAAGAGAAACGAGAACTATCAGGCCAGGTGGAATAAGGTATGGGAAGATAAACTCTGTCAAAAGTACCGCATGGCTGAACATGAAGACTATTGGTTCTGGAACTGTGAGTTTTATGCTGCTCCTATTGAAGATTTGCAGTATATCAGGAAACTTATCACGATTTGAGAAAGGAAGTGGGTGTATGTATCAGGTCATCAAAGATAACACAGTGATGGCATACGTGGACGATCCCGTCTTTATCCGTATGCACACAAACGGCTGCTATGTAGCTACTACTGAGGACGAGGCACAGGGCATCGCCATCCAGAGCACGCCGTACCATATCCTTGGCAGGGAGGAGCTTCCAGGTGCGGTTGCGACTGTGATGATCGTGAAAATCGACGGTGGCATTCTCGCGGCGGAACAAAAGCGTGCGATTGACGGGCTGATCGTGAACATTTTGGAGGGTTGAGTTATGGACAAGAATTACATTGCGCAGCTGTACCACGACAAGACAATCACCAGTAAGGGTGTGTTGAACGCCATCACCAAAGGATGGATCACGATTGCAGATGCGGTGGATATCTTCGGTGATGACAATACAGTGGAGACGGTACGGGCGGCGAAGCTCATGGAGATTTCCAAAGTCTGCAATACCGTGATTGTGGCCGGCGTGGACGTGCCTGTGGGCGACCAGTCTCAGGGTGCCCATATGGAGCACTTTAACCTGTCTTTGGAAGACCAGAGCAATATCAACAACCTGTTTCGGGTTGTTGAGCTGGGCGGCACCGAGTTTCCGTATCAGGCGGACGACGGGAGCTGCAAGGTCTACTCTGCCACCGAGATTGCGGCTATCTACATTGCAGCTCAGACTTTGATCACCACTCAGACGGCGTATCACAATGCACTGAAAGCCTACGTCAATGTTTTGACGGAGAGTGAGGAAATCGCTGCCATTCAGTACGGGATGGAGCTGCCGGAACCGTTCGCCTCTGAGCTGGCATCCAAGCTGGCGGTCGCTCAGGTTCAGATGGAGGCCATTATGAACCGGCTTGGTGGTAACGCATGAGCTTTGACCTGCTTATTTCAGACCTGACGAACATTTGCGTTTACCAGTCAGAGGTTATCAAAGCACAAGCTCGTGCGCTTGAGGAGCTTGGTGTAGAGGTAATCAAAAAGGAAGATATGGAGCATCTGAATGAGTTGTGTGATACCATTAAAAATTGGAGGACGTGATACACGATGAGCAGGAGTCGTATGAGCAAGTGGGTTCTGTCCATGCTTCTGTGGATGTGGACAGGGGGAGTGTACTTTTTCATGGAGGTTGCATGGAAAACATTCCAAGGCAGACCGGAAACGATTTCTTGGACGATGTTTGTCCTCGCCATCTTCCTCGCTATTCCGTTGGAACGGTTCGGGGCGGAGCTGCCCTGGAATATGCCGCTCATCGCACAGGCGGCTATCTGCACCGTTGGCATTACGGCGGCGGAGTTTGTTGCCGGACTTATCATCAATGTCTGGTTGGGCATGGGCGTCTGGGATTACTCCGCCATGCCAGGGAATGTAATGGGGCAGATCTGCCCGCAGTTTATCGGCCTGTGGCTGATCCTCTCCCACGTGGGTATTATCATGCTGGACTGGCTGAGGTATGTTGTGGAGGGCGGAGAGAGGCCGCATTACACGTTTGTGTGAATGAGAGATTTGGTGGTGATGTTATGACGCAAATGGTAGGAGTAATCAATGAAAGATTGTCCATCAACGGAGAATTTGTTGAATGGCCGCACAGGTCATCGAATAAGTGTATTTCGCAACATGGCAACAAAGTATATGTAGATGGTTTTGAGTGGACAGGTACAGAGTGGAAAAGAACATTGCTTGCAATGTGGCACTACTTATTGTGCTTTCTTTAATGTGAAAATAAGTTCGCTCTGAAAAAGGAGGGAGGTCATCATGTATAAGATCATGCTTCTGGTTCGTGACTCTGAGACGAAGCCACTCTGGACGGAGTACCGGGAGGACGGCACTGTCTTTGAGACGGACGATATGGATGCGCTGGTGGAGAAGGTCAGGGAGCTTTTTGACCGCTACACACGCACCCAGATCCGTGTCGTTCAGGATATGAGCTACACACTGGACATCCTGTTCGACTAATTCTCATACACAATCTTCCATTCTGCGTCAAGCTGTGGTATACTGCCCTTGGAGGTGGTATGTATGTCGGACGATAGACCCGATTTCCTGAAAAAGTTGGGGTTGACCCAAGAAGAGTTTGACGCAGAGTTGGAGGAGGCTGCGGAGGAATACGATGAAATCCACCTCCCAAGGGTGGATTTCCAAAAAGCGCAGCAGTTCCAAGAGCTGTGCAGTGCCATCTATAAGTTCCAACAGAACTGTGAGAGCGTCAAGAAGGTGACTGGCGATCTTCTCTTCCCAAAGGAACATAATCAGATGATCAACGTTAAAATGGGCCAAGTCAACCTACTGAGAAAGGAAGAAGCAGAGCTGTTGATGCGGTGCGTTGATTTGGCAGACCATGTTCAAGTTTCGTCGCCGCCCAATTCCAAGTGTGTCTATTTTAGTTTCACGGTGGAGAATGTGTATCTCGAATAGCTAATCAGTCAACACGAGTCGTATCCGAAAGGGTACGGCTCTTTCTTTATGCCCATAGGGAGGAGGTTATGGCTATGGGACGAAAAACCAAGCAAAACAAAATTACCAGCCCTGAGCTGATCGCGCAGATCAATCCTAAGAACAAACGGCTCATGAAAGACTTCCTGGACTATCTGCGGTCAGTGGGCAAGGCAGAGACTACCATTAAGGCGTACACCAGCGACCTTAACATCTTCTTTGTGTGGGCGCTCCAGAACGCCGACAATAAGTATTTTCCCGAAATCACCAAACGGGATATTGTGTCTTACCAGAACTACCTGATGCAGGACAACGAAAACTCTCCCGCTCGTGTACGCCGGCTGAAGGCTACGCTGTCTTCCCTCAGCAACTATATCGAGGCAATTCTGGATGATGAGCTACCCAACTTCAAGCCCATTGTGCGGAAGATTGAAAACCCCGTCAATGAGGCTGTGCGGGAGAAAACCGTATTGACCGACGAGCAGGCTGATACTCTGCTGAACTACTTGGTGGAGCACAAGAAGTTTGATAAGGCGTGCTGCTTCGCACTGGCCCGGTACTCTGGGCGGCGCAAGTCTGAGCTGGTGCGGTTCAAGGTGAGCTATTTTGCTGACGAGAACATCATTCATGGCTCCCTCTATCGGACACCGGAGAAGGTTCGGACGAAGGGAAAGGGCAAGAACGGCAAGATGCTGACTTGCTATGTTCTCTCCAAGCCCTTCAAGCCCTACTTCGATCTCTGGATGGAGGAGCGGGAGCGGCTGGGGATCAAGAGCGAGTGGCTGTTCCCTGACGGGGATGACCCTACTCAGCCACTGCCCATCTCCACGCTGAACAGCTGGGCGGAAACGTTCTCCAATATTCTGGGTGTCCCCATGTACTGGCACGCCATGCGGCACTTCTTCACCACCTACCTTGCCAAGGCCAATCTGCCCGACTCCGCCATCAAGACTATCATCGGCTGGGAGAGCTTGGAGATGGTGGAGATCTACAAGGATATTGACGGTGAGGAAGAAATCGGGAAGTTCTTCAAAGACGGAGAAATCGTTGGGGCGGAACAGAGTAATCTGTCGGATTTGTAAGGAGGCCAATATGTATGCGGTAGAAATCTGGGGATATTTTCAAGCGAAGGGGTTGACCGTTTATGGCATCGCTGGCTTGATGGGCAACCTCTATGCCGAGAGCGGGCTGAACCCACGAAATCTTCAAAATACCTATGAGAAGTCTCTGCACTTTACCGATGCGTCCTATACCGCTGCAGTGGATAACGGCACCTACACCAACTTTGTATATGACAAGGCGGGCTATGGGCTGGCGCAGTGGACGTACTGGTCGCGGAAACAGGCACTTCTGGCGTTTGCAAAAGCGGCTGGTAAGTCTATCGGTGATCTGCATATGCAGCTGGATTTCCTCTGGAAGGAGCTGACGGAGAGCTATCCTGGTGTGCTGGCCGTGTTGAGGTCTGCTACCTCTGTGCTGGAGGCGTCCAATGCTGTGTTGCTTAATTTCGAGAAACCGGCAAGTAAGGACACCATCGAAACTCAAACGAGGCGGGCGGGTTATGGTCAGATGTACTATGACCAGTTTGTTACCCAGCAAGAGGAGTTATCCCTGGTAGAGTTTAAGGAGCTTTATCGGGCCATGAGAAGTGAGCTACAAGACAATGATGCGGGCGAGTGGAGTGCCGAAGCGCGGCAGTGGGCAGTCGGCCATGGATTGGTTGCCGGTAGTGGAACCGAAATCAATGGTCAGCCCAACTATATGTGGCAGGATCTCCTAACAAGGGAGCAGCTTGTCACGATGCTTTATCGCTTTGCAGAAATGATGAGGTGAGAACTATGGTCAATCTAAAAGACATTGTTGCACGTGGCGGTTATCTGGTGGATGGTGCCACTGGTGAGAAGGTCATCTTTTATGAGTGTGACCCCGCGAAAAACACGGTTTGCGATAAGCAAATCTGTCGAGCTGACGGTGCAGAAAATGATGGTGGGTTGGGGCTGTGCTCCAAAACACTTGATCCACGCTTCCGTAAAGACGGAGGCAGGGCATGGTATGCCGTCCAGAAAACTCCTGATGAGGGGGAGCCGTACTGGGGCAGAGAGTATATCGAGGTGAAGTGAGATGATGACGGTTCAAGAGTGTATTCAGTATGTGGAGAGCCATCTGGAGATCCGTACTGCCACTGAGAACGGTGCGTATACCTGTGGCCGTACCATTGTCCCTAACGGAGCAGTAAACCACTCTGTTGGCTGTGCCCAGCCCAACCCCGATGTCTTCTTTAAGAATATGAACAAGGGCAGTGCCGGCTGGGGTGTGAATGCAATCATCGGTGGGTTCCATCAGGGCGAGGGAAAGATCATTCTTTGCCTGCGCTTTGACAAAAACACCAAGAGATGCAGTCGTAACTGGGGTGTTGGATCTGGGAAGAAGGGCAGCTGGAACAACACCCGTATCCAGTGGGAGATCTGTGAACCTGCGGGACACACCTATGCCGGAGGCACCATGATTGGATACGATGTGGCAAAGAACCAGCCCTTCTTCGACCGGATGTGGAAGATGGTCGTGGCGTGGAATGTGTATTGCGCCAAGATCTTTGGATACGACCCATGTATGATCGGCGATCATGCTGAGAGCTATAAAGCGGGCATGGGAGGAAATCACGGAGATGTTGCCCATTGGTGGCCCAAACATGGCAAAACCATGGATGATCTGCGGGCGGAGGTAAAAGCAATTTTGAATGCAGAAACGGAGGATGATGACATGGATGTGAAGCGTTTCAAAGAACTGTACAATGAGATGCGTAAGGAGCTGCAGGACAATGACGCCGGTACGTGGAGCGCTCAGGCGCGGGAGTGGGCTATCTCCACTGGCCTTGTGGTTGGTGGTGACAAGTTGCCCGATGGTTCACCCAACTATATGTGGGCTGACAGCATGACCCGTGAACAGCTGGTGACTGTTCTCTTCCGCTTCGCCAAAATGCTGGGCAAGGCATAAGAGGTGACAGTATGGTTGTTTTCGGTGGAGGCGGGAAAAGGCTGGCAAAGCCCAAAACAGCCAAAAAGGACTTTTCCAAACGGCTGATTTCGGACATTAGATGGCTGCTATGGGTGGTGACTCTTGGAGGCATCATCCTGGCAGCTTATTGTGTTCGTAAAGGGTATACCGGCTCCCTACCATGGCTGAGTGCTATGGTGGGGCTTCCTTGGACTGCTCATGGTGTCGTGTGTTCATTCTATCTCAATATGGCGAAGTCAGATCATAGCGAGGGTGGTATCACTTTTGAGTCTGCCAAGGCAAGTAATTTTGAGATGGATACCGGCAGTGATGAAAGCCCGATGATTTGATAAGGAGAAAGAACATGATTCGACTTTTTATTTCCCAGCCCATGCGGGGGAGATCCGATGAAGAGATTGCCGCAGAGCGGGAGTATGCGAAACTCGCCGCCGAAAGGATTTTGAAAGAGGAAGTTGAGGTGATCGACAGCTTCTTTCAGGGCGGCGATATGAAGCCTTTGGAGTATCTGGGCGAAAGCCTGAAACTCTTGGCTGGTGCTGACTGGGTATGGTTTTGTGATGGATGGGATGAAGCTCGTGGGTGCAAGGTTGAGAATACCTGTGCCCGCGAGTATGGTATCGGCATCCTTCACGCATAAAGCACATCAATCGAGAAAAAGGAGGAGGGATAGACATGGAGTTTTTGCGTAAACTGAGCAGCCGCAAACTATGGGCTGCGGTGGCTGGAGTGGTTACTGGCCTTGCTATGGTATTCGGCCTGGACGAGGGTATCATCACCAGCGTTTCCGGTGCTGTGGTCGCCTTGACCTCTGTTGTGACCTACATCGTCACTGAGGGGCGGATTGACAAGGAGGCTGTGGGCAATGCGGCGGAGAAGGTACAGGATGCAATCGACGAGGTGACTGGCAATGACGCTTAAAGAGATCTTCATGGGCGGCGGTGCCTTGGTCGCTATCTTGACACTGGTGCAGGTCAGCCCTATCAAAATTGACCCGTGGTCAGCCATCGGAAAGGTGCTTTGCGCAATCGGACGGGCGATTGGAAAGGCACTCAATGGTGCAGTGATTGAGAAGCTGGACAAGATGGAGGCAGCACAGGTGGAGACACGGATGCGGCTTGATGAGCACATTCGTGTTGACGATGAGCGCAATGCTGATTTGCACCGTGCGTACATTCTGCGCTTTAACATGGAACTGCGGAGAGGGATGCAGCACACGGACGAGGACTTCAACGAGATCCTTTACAATATCAAATGTTATGAGCAGTATTGTAAGAATCATCCGGAGTATGAAAACAACAGGGCAGTACACGCTATCAGGCATATCGAAAACGTGTATGATGATCGTATGGAAGAGAACGATCCTGAGTGAGGCGTAACGCCGTCTGCCCATGCGCTACAGCATGGTATCAAAGTAGGGAGCTGGTCTTTATGGCCGGTTCCCTATTTTTGTGATGATTTGAAGAAATTTTGTGTTGACGAAGCATGGCATTTCGGATATACTGCAAATAGGATGAGACAGGCGAATTTGCGGCTAAATTTCCCTGTTGACAAAACGGGGGATTAGGCATATAATAAGAGTGAAGGTACTTGTATCTTCGTTTAGCAATAATCCCAGGTGTTCCACCGCCGTAAGTGTGGGGTTTTAATCCAAGGTTCCGTTACCGAGAATACGGGCTTTAATTCAAGGTGTTCCACTACCGTGAGTGTGGGCTTTAATAGAAGGGGCGGTTTGTCCGCCCCTTCTTTTTTAGAGAGAAAGGATACTATGCTAAAGTTTTACGACATTGATCCGGCATACGCAAATTATCTTCGGCAGTTCGATCAGCGCATCCCCAATATAAGCTATGGGACAAATAACAAATTTGTTTGTGGGATTGTGCTGTCGGTTTCTGGATATAACTATTTTGCGCCTATTTCTTCCAATACCGCGAGGCAACAAACTAATATTTTGATAACAGATGATACGGGGAGAGTTCTATCATCAATCAAATTTTCTTTCATGTTTCCTGCACCCACTACCGTAATTACACCTAAAAATTTCAGAGCTATTCGTGCCGTAGATTCTGCGTATGCAGATTTGCTTGAAAAAGAGTATGAGTTTTGCAAGAAGAATGAACAAGCCATTCGAGATAAGGCTATGAAAGTCTATCGAATAGGGTGTAATCCTGGACACGTATTACATAGGAACTGTTGTGATTTCCACTTGCTTGAAGAAAAACAGGATGAATGGATAGCGGCGCAAAATGTTGTAGCGGGAAAAAATCAAGAGACACAAGCGGAATAAACAAATGCAGATGAAGATCTGTTGGAATATGAGTTCTTATATCGGGGAACTGGTCTTTATGGCCGGTTCCCTATTTTTTTGCATTTATGGCACTTTGAAAAGCGCACAAAAAAGTTATGTATTTTTCAAAATATCATGTCAAAAAGAGTGTTGGCGGCTCTTCCTGTTTTGTGTCATGTTGTAGGAAACGGCAAACCGTTTCTTACAAGGTGAAACATCAATATCTCCACTGAATATCAACGGTCTGGTCAGTGACAGCTACCTTTTGAATAAGCTCGTCCACAACTACTCTCCGGTCATCATAGTCAAGCTCCTCCCAGCGGTCGAGGCGTTCAGCCAGCTCGATCATGTCATGTCTTGGTGTTGACATAGTAGCAGAAAGTTCAATTAACTGCTGTCGGTAGGTTTTGCTCTGAGCATCCAATTCACTGACACGTTTATTGATGTACTCCATCAAAACGCTATTAGCACTGGATACCTTGTCCATGAGACTGTTGATCTCGGCGGCAATCTGTTCCAGCTTGATATTCAGTTCGTGAACAAGCGGGTTCTGTTGCCGACCTACTGGCTGAGATGTGACATCGTATTCCTTGACGTGTTCCTTCATACGCTGTAACACATTCTCTTCAACAGCGTTGGCGAACAATCTACCAGCTCCCACACAGCCGTGTGAACCTATCCTATGAACACAGCGTAGATACCGAACCCTACCCTTGTTGCCTCTGCGGACAACCAGGGCGTGCCCACAATTCCCACACTTGATTTTTCCTGCCAGCCAAGTGTTGTGTGCTTTTATGGGCTTGGAGATTGACTTGTTGTTGAGGCACTTTACCCTGGCCGCGATCCACACGTCGGACGGGACGATCCCCTCATGCGGAGCAAGAACCAAGTGCTGCCCATTCAGCACACGAGCTTTATTGCCGGCACTCTTGTCCTCGTAGAGGTAACAGCCGTTCGTCCCAATGAAGTCCTCTGGGCTGTTGTGGATTTCTGTTCCTTGGTTTTTGAAGAAGCGGTACAGCTCCAGATCGGCCTGTACATAGATAGGGTTCTTAATGGTGTCTCCCAGCTGAGTCCGTCCCCATGAGCCGTCTTTAGAGACGGGGTTCCTAATCCCATTAGCTTCCATATAGCGAACGATGTCACCATAGGAAGTCTGTGGTTGGGCATACATAGAGTAGATCAGCTTGATGATCTCTGCTGGCTCAGGGTCAACAACATAGCGGGAGGTTTTCTTGCCGTCGAGCATATACGGCTCCAGCTTAAACCCCATGGGAATTGGCCCACCCATGTAAAATCCCTTCCGGCTTCGGCTTAGGTAGGCGTCGGTCACACGCATCTGGATTGTCTCGCGTTCCAGCTGGGCGAACACAATGCAGATGTTAAGCATAGCCCGCCCCATTGGTGTAGAGGTATCGAATTTCTCATTGCAGGAGACAAACTCCACACCGAATTTCTGAAACTCCTCCATCATATTTGCGAAGTCCAAGATGGAGCGGCTGATTCTGTCCAGTTTGTAGACGATGACTCTGCTTACCTCACCACCACGAATGCAATCCATCATTCGCTGAAAATCGGGACGGTCGGTATTTTTCCCAGAGAACCCTTTGTCCTGAAAGACCTTGTATACACCTCCACGTGTTTCGTATTGGCAGAACTCGATTTGGCTTTCAATGCTGATGCTGTCCACCTTATCGACAGACTGCCGGCCATAGATTGCGTCATATTTCTCCATATACAGCTCCCCTTTCTATGAAGAAGAGCCGCCAACGGTTTTATTATACCGTGACGGCTCCTTTTACTCAAGCAAATTTTTCACAGTATTTGCTGAAAACCTTATACAGGCCGCGCTCAATCCGCTGTTTGGCATTTTTACGTGCATCTTCATTGATGAATATGGGGTGGAAGTCACGCTCAATAATCTCCTTATCCCCGATACGCACCTTCCGCGCAGTCATTGTGTATCCGGTGATTTCGTTCATGCTGTCCTCCTCATTTGCCCAAGATCGGTACTTCCGTTTTTGCCACTGTGATGCCAAACACCTTGTATCGGATATAGGCACTGTCTCTTTGAATGCTGGTTGCATTCCGCAGCCACGCCCAATCAGACATAAGTAATTTTCTGTATAACCACATAGATCTCACCGCTTTCTCACATCAAGCCTTTTATACAGGGAAATCTTGCTCTGAAATTTTGTGGCTTTTAATCAGATCAAGAAAATCCTGTTCTGAGTATGCCATTGATTGTCCCAATGCTTCTCGCTGCTTATTTTCTGCGATCATGCCGTTCATTTCGATTTCCGCTTGCAGCATCCGCATTTTGAAAAGCAGAAGCTCTCTCATGTGACACCTCCAAACTAATCTTTTATAATCTTAGTCATAGTCATCGTCGAATGTACAGCGGACAATCTTCTCCATTCCGCAGAAGCGACAACGGGCAATATCCCAATCTCCACCATCACAATAAATGATGAAGCTGAAATCGTGGTTGCACTGAGCTGGCTTGTTTGGATAAGCTGGTAAAAGAGGATATTTCAAACGCCCCTGCTTCAGTGCGGCTTCATACTCCAGCTTGCTATCCATTATCGACATCTATAAACACCTCAACCAAATTATTCTTTCATCTTATCTACAAGTATAGTGAATTTCGTATGCTCAAGGTCACGTTCATCAATTCTCTTACCAGTTCTCTTGTTCCTCCATCCGTAGAAAGCACCGTTACCGAAAGATGGAACACCAACGAGATAGCGTTCAAATCCATTGGCCTGTAACCACTTGATTTTTCGATTCCATAAAATGCTCTTGATAAAACATGAGCAGAAAATTACAAGAATGATAACGACTATAATAATCGCAGGAATGATGAAGCCAAACCAAACTTTGAGTGTCGCCCATACTTCAAGCATTTATAGCACCCCCAATAATAATCAAATTAACCTTTCATCCAGATTGGGATTGTGATATTCAAATCAATCCACCCCTTTTATTGTGTTGTATTTGAAGATTATGTTTTTGATTTCTTGCTTATCAAACGGGTAGGGAGCACCAATAGAGTTCAACTCATCTGCGACCTCATCTATTTCGGTCTTGAGTTTTCCGAAGTTAATGCACCGTATAGCATCATTGTCGAATGCGCTGTCGATACATCTATCAAGTGCGTTGCACTCACTGCATTTTTGTAGCATTTTCGTTTGCATAAAATCAGCCTTTCACGCAAGCATGCCATTGTTGTTTTGTGGGCCACGCCATTTCCATGCTTGCCGCACCGAAAAATCGCAACCCCCGTATAATTCAAGCGGCGCACAGCATCCTCCATCATGCCACCAACAGCAAGTATTACAATTCTTTTGGACATCCGCCACCGCCGCATTCCGTTCCGCCAGCAGGGTTTCAATGGCGGTGGCGGCTTTTACACATTGGTTGCAATCATAGCAATCGCTAATATTCCATGATGCGACCATGCGCAGTTCGTCAATCAGCTCTTTGTAATCCATGTCAGCCCTCCTTCGACCTGCGGCGGTATAGCGTTAGCTCCCTCTTTACGACATCATACTCAAAGTCAACCGCAACGCCACGATCATGTAACGTCCCAATCAGGAATGGCATCCCTGCCCACTGGCCTATGGTTTCGAGCTTTATGATACCCCAGCACCGCATTTCAAGACACCACACCGGCTCTCCGCCCATCTCCCTCAGTTCGTCCAGGGTCAGCGGGTCGTTGGATGATCCCAACTCCATAATTTGCTCTATCGTAACACCTCTTTTCGTTGCATCTATACAAACCTGGACAAATTTGGAGTCAAGCCCAGCTTCTACATAAGTTTTACACAGATGCTGATATTCAGCCACTTCTTCCGACGTCAAGCCGGTGTCCTCATAGGCGGCGAGGCGGTCAATTATGGGGTAAATATCGGCGCATTCCGCCCCATTACACGTTCTGCAAGGCCCGTGGCATCCTTTTCTCATGACCCACCCATCAATCCGTTCAGTCAGTCTTTCCATTGTTTCCTCCAATTCTCCGTTCCAGCTCTGCCCAGGCTTCCGGGATTCTCGGCCTTCCGCAAAACGGGCAATACCACCACACGCTCAAATCAGATGGGCAAACCGGGCATCTCTTCCACCGGCTCCTGTTCAGCTTGATGGACTGGGCACGGAGGGTAGCAACAGCTATGTCAACTGCATCGTGTAACGCTTTGTTTGCGGCCCCATCACATGGTAGCATGATGTCCACCATGCTCCACCATGCTCCATCATCCAAAATTTCGATTGCTTCTTTTCTGGTCATAATAAAAATCACTCCTTTAGAAGGATTTCGATAGCGGCGTCCGTTTCGTCCTTGCCAAGCCCATGGGCCATCACAGTTTGAACCCAATGGTCTTTGTGAGGCTCCATATCTGTACGGTCATCCAATATCACAAAGTTTGACACCTCTGGATGCTCTGTTAGCCATTGGGCGATCTCAAAGCCGCGATGGGCAGATGGAAGCTCAGGAGTAAACCCATAGAATTTGATACCATAACGTGCAAGCTCGTTGCGCAGCTCCAGATAGTCGCTGTTCCATTTCGGATCATCCCTGTCATACCGCCAATCGCTTGATAGGACAACCTTTGCCTTGGTTTCTGTAATGATGCGTTTCAGGTTTTTGAGCTGTCTGCTCCCTACGAACCTGTATCCGCCAGTAGTTCTTCTGGTTGTTTTGTCGGTGTTGAGGACACCATCAATATCCAGAAAGACCACCTTGATCTTATCTACTGTTTCACTTTTCATCATGAAAGCCTCGTTTCATTCTGATTTCTCTGACAATCTTCGGCTGATAAAGCCAAATCGTTCGTCCATTACAAAATCAATGCTGGACTTGAATCTTTCAATATCCTTTTCGGTTATCCCACGCCTAATAACTTGTTCAGAGATGAATGTGTTGAATCGGTTCATGACTTCGATTTGCAGCTGAGACACGTCCTGAACGGTCATCAGCTTCTCTTTATCTGTCACTATGCAACCTCCTTGTACATTTCCCGCTGTGGTGCAAACTCCCCCCAAAAGACGGATCTCAGCGTCAAGACGAGCTTTGATTGCATCGCTTTTGTTAGAGAATCGACCTATGAATATTCGCTTGTGATCGTGCATGATGGTTGCTATCCACTGTTCCCGCTTTTTATCGAAAGTGACACCAGTTACACCAGAGGTGTTTGTAGCGTACAGACCACGATTGCGATTATTCTCTGAAAAGTTACAACACCTCAGATTTTGCTTTCTGTTGTCGGCTCGGTTCCTGTTTTTGTGATCGACACGCTGGCCGGGCCGGGGGTGCGCGACTATCCTATGAAACCGGACAAATCGTAGCACCCCACAATAGTAATAGCTACTCGTGAGGTATCCATCCTTGTCCACATACCAGTTCCGGCTTTTAATTACGGGAAGGTCATCCAGATCAAAGAGAAAACTTGCCGACCCAATATGCAGGATACCGTATGTGTCGAACAGCTCTACCATCTTTCTCACCTCAATTCGGTTTGGCAAATGGGTTGTTGGATGGCGAACTCACGTAGTTCTCTAAGAACTTGATCATTTCGTCTTCCTCTGGGAAAAACGGGTCACGGCCACCAGCCTGCATTGCTGTCAAGGCGTTCACCATGAGCTGACCGAACCTCCAGTCGGGCACTTGCTTCCAAACGGCTCTCAGCCGATTACAGAAGTCATCAATTCTTTTGGCATCTCTCATGCTATTTCAGACCTCCTTAATCTTGTACCCGGCCTCCATAAACCAATTCCTGACCAAGTGGCGGTGGCAGAAATCCTCTGGCTTCTCATAGCAGACCAAGGCGATTTCGGTGGTGCCGGCCAATTTGACCAACTCGTCGTAGATCTGCTGTGCGTCCAGGCCAGCTAAAACTTGCTCGTTAAAACACTGGACGTAGTAGTGGTTGTCACGGGTCTTTTTCCACTCGGAGAAGAAGCCCCACTTGGGAGCCAGCTTTTTGTACTGCAGGCCGGTGTACCAGTCGGGGGATTTGCCACAGATGGCTATGGGCACAACGTTCTCAGGAAGCGATCTGAGTTTCGCAAAGTATGTGGTGTAGAGCATGATTCGGCTCTCCTTCTATTGAAAAATTACAACCATACTGGGAAAGGGCGCAGAGTTCTTTCCGTCTCCGAATTTCAGCCGGCCACGGAGAAACCGGACTTCCACGTTGGGCTTCTGGTAGATGTAGTCGTGGAAATAGGCGGTATCTGTGCGGGCAGGGATTAGCAGCACCACAGTCGTATCAGGCTGCTTGGCCTCTTCGGAGCATTTCTTCACCCAGTCTTTGATACCCCGACCATATGGTGGGTTGCAAAAGACTGTCTGCCCCCCCCCCACGGTTGTTTCAGTCCGTCGTCCGCCTCGGTAAAGTAGCAGGCGCATTTGTGATTGGACTCATTAGCGCAGGGGTCGAGGGTGAAGTGAAACTCCGAGTTCAGCTCGTCGAAGAATGCTTGCGGCGTCGCCCAGTCCATAGCTTTAGACGAGAACATGACTTCGGTATTCATTTGTTTCACCTCGTTGTTGATTTACTTGAAAATGGTTTGATCTGTGACTTGCTTGTTGTCAGTGATTTTGACTTCCATGCTGTCTGTAACCTTGATCCGAACTTCAGCCTCTTTTGCCCCAAACGGAAGGAATGCTGAGTGGTAATGGTCACAGACTAACTCGTCACCATCAAAACGGAACACCCCGCAGTGATCTTTGTATTCCAGCTCTCGGTTACAGGTGGCAAGTTTGGCAAAGCGCCCCACCCAGTCTGGGGGCTTGACCTCGTAGTCGGGATATGCCTCTACAAAGGTCTGATACTGTTCAGGAAATAGTTGCGCGAGTTGGTGCAAAAACATAGGGATGGTTTTCTTCTGATAGTCAGTTATCTCCCCACCCATCATGGCATGGGGATGATAGGTGCAAATCTTACAGATGTTTTCTGGAATAAGTTTGTCGGCTGAAACATAAAGACGATTGCATCCAAAACCTGGATCACTACAATAGAACCTTCCATTTTGCTCTTCGACACACACATGGGGTATTGCAAGCAGTGCGCCATCCCCAATGCGTATAATATAGGTGTTGTATGGGTAGGAGAGTTTTCCGTATTGCTCCTTAGCCTTGGTTTCCCTGTAGAGTTTTGCATACATCTTCGACCGTTTTGTACCGCCGTCGATATAGTTGATACGCCCATACTCACAGCGAATACCAAACAAGGTTGTCACTCGGAAACACTGTCCCTCTTTATAAGCGGAACATTCTTTTGCGTGATCGCAATAGATGTACTCTGCACGCAATCTTGCCTGCCTACTGCCATCGCCATAGAGCATTACGCTGATTGCCTCATCCATGTGTTTGTTCACCTCCTAAACGCCTGTTCATAGGTAAGGCCCGTGACGGCCAGAATACGCTCAATACTTTGGTTGCTGATACGGCCAGCACTCAGAGCTTGCCGAAGATGCCTACCCGTCCTGCGCTCCAGCTCGGCCACACGGACATGGTGTTCAGTCATCCACTGTCGCAGGCCAGGAAAGATGACAGTGGCGGGTTTGATGTAGGTGGTGCGGTTTTTGTGCCGACTGATGCTATCCTGTACGGCCTGCCGAGTAACACCATATCTTTTTGCAATCGCATCATAGGTCATCCCCTGCTCTCTGAGCGCCATATACTGTTCGCTTTTGGACATAGACTCACCTCCCTATAAAGAGATTTTGTTGCACGCTATGAAAGGTTAATGGGGCAGACGTTCATCCCATGTTCTTTGAAATACTGGATGGCCTGCTCCGCCGAGAGGTGTTGCATAATCCATTCGAGAGTGACGTGCTCCATTTCCTCGAAGATTACCTTATAGGAGAATGTGTGTACGTTCTTGGCGAAAAGTCTTGTATACTCAGATCTGTAAAATCCGCCAACCTCGATAAATGGACGGTGTAGGAACAGCGTCATGCCAGCATACACACCATCAAAGCGTGACTGCTTGTCGAGGATTTTCAGTGTCGCCTCGGCAAAGCTGCATCTGTCAAGAAGAACGAGTTCTTTCTCTACCTCCGACTCATCCTTGCAGCAGTAACCGCCACTACCATACGTCTCCCACTTCTGATGGTTGACTTGAAATAGGGAGCGGGTTTTGTAGATTTTCAGCACATTACTTCCTCCTTGTGTAGTGAATTACACGGATATCCAGCTTGTATTTCCCCGCCGTCTCAATCATGTGCTTGGTGCCACGGCTTTGCCCGTCCCAAAAGGCCACCAGAGCATCAGCATTTCTCGCCATCTCTTCATTGCGAAGCATCCCAGCAGCACGACCTTTGCCGTCCCAGTCAGCAGGAAAATAGCGGACAGAGTAGCCACGTTCCTTGGCATATTGTTCTCCCAGACGGTCAGCACCCCTTGCCATGCCGCACACAATTACGATTTCATCGGTCACGTTGGCAAGCAATTTATCCAGCTTCTGTGCAAGGCCAGCATAGTTGTTAAAGTCGCGTCCTCCGGCAACGATCACACGGAACATAGCGACCCCTCCTTTTTGAATTACAGCAGACTTTCGATATACTCCCGGTTCTGGGTGAAGATGGGTATATCGTCGTCGATGATCCATTTGCGCCGCTCCACAGTGACAGTCGTGGATGGATCTCGTGGGTTAGGCATGGTACTCTTGCTGACCTGCTTGATGTAGCAGGAACCCCGTTTGTTTTCAACAGGGAAATTGTTCCAGTTGATGCCGAACTTCGACCAAAGCATTTCCTGGATGTCGCTTTGGTTCTTCTTATTCAGCTCTTTCTGGGAGAAAAATGCTTGCCCCACAGCCTCGATGCTGTTACGGGTGGCGTCTTGCTGCCGCCAGATCAGGCAGTTGCAGACTTCTTCCTTGGGGATAGAGAATACACGTGCATCAAAGAGTGCCTTGTTGCGCTTAGACAAGTATAGCGATGCAAGCTCAATGACTGCAGGATCAACGTCATCATCTGTCCCACTCATTGTCCAGCTTGGAATTTTGCTGTACCCCCACACTTCACTGGCCTCAAAGAATGCTTCGTTAAACGCCAAGGTAGCCATAGCAGCGGCGATACTGGTCATTTTCTGGATATTGTACCCAAACCAGGCATCGGTTTTAATCGTTGCATAGTCGGTCAAGACAAGTGTAATCTCATCCGATTGAGTATAGCCAAAGACGCAGCCCTGAATATTCTCACAGAGATACTTCATGGTCTGTTGCATAGCCTGGGTAAGCACAGGATCAAAAGGCTTTGCCATCCCTTTGGTGAATGTGTGGAACGCCTTGCCGTCCAGCCGAATGATGACTGGCACACGGCGGGTCAGGTAGTTGCGGGAAATATTCTCATAGGCTTTCATGCGGTCGCCCAGAGCATCTTTTTTGTTTGCCATTAGTACGTGTCCTCCTCCCATGGGATTTTGATAGCGTGTCTGCGATCCTCAGAATAAGACGTTACGCCATATCTATATTTCCAAGTCTCAAGGTACGCCTGCATCTCATTTATGGCAGCAGTTCCGATATCAGATATAGCACCGTCGTACATCTCTTCACAAGCATTTTCGATGATACTGCCGGCATCAAGTACCAACTCGATTTGCTCAGTACCCCAAACATATTCAGGCTTTTCTGGGGTGGGGATACCTTCTTTTTCGCATTCCACAACAAAGTTATGCCATGCGTCGAAAAATTCTTGCCAGTCAGAAAAATATCCCTCGTTGCGTGAAAAGAAATCGCTGTATGCCATTGCATACTTGCTACCAAGCTCATACGATTCATGCTTCTGAGCTTTTTGAAGGGTTTCCTGGTACTGCTGCTTTTTCTTCTCACGCTGCCGTTGTTGTTCCGCTTCACAGTCACAGTACGAACGGCCTTTGGGGATTTGTTTCCCACAGTCTGGGCAAATATGCACCACGCCGTTATAACAACTGGGGCAGAACGTCAAGGACTGATGCTTGTATGGGAAGTGGCCTGCGACTTTGTTTGGGTCATCGGATAAGCCGTAGCAGTTATCGACGACCCGTAGACCAAGCCCATGGCACATAGGGCAAATTGCCTCGTCGCCATGCAGATCTTTGATGAGCTTTTCTGGAAGCATATGCCTGAATGCCTCATCTATCTGTATGGCAGCTCGTGTAGGCTTTACAAACGCTGTCACGTTTGCACCTCCTTATGCTTTGTCATGACGGAAATGGCAGATAGGCGAAGCATCTTTGCCACCAAATAGGCGGAATAGCCGTCTTTGAGAACGCCATTCTCGTCCACAACCACATTCGTATTGAACTGCATGGTGTGGTAAAACTCCAGGAAACGTTTAGAGAGCAGAGCGTCACTGGGCGAGTGCCGGGCCATGTAATCCGGGATGGTGATATCGGTCAGCTCAATATCGTGGGCGGCACTGAGGATTTTGCGGAGCGGGAGAGTTGCGCCGGAAGCCAGCATGACTTCCATCACGTCGTCACTGCTGACAATCGATCCGACCGTGACACCATACTTCTTACCACGTACAGTATCACAGGCCACACGTGTGCCGGGGAGCAGCTGGGGGCCGATTTGGTCAGGGACTTCAAACCAGTACGCCTTACCACAGCTCCCGTGTTTTACCATTACAACATTCATTGTAGGCACCTCCGAAATAAGATTTTGTTGCAGGCTATAAATATAAGATAACACGGATTTCCAACTTTGTCAAGAGGAAATCCGTGATTTTGTTTCGCTTTATTTTGAAATGTACGGTTCGATGTGGAGGAGCACCGCCATGGGGTCGTTGCAATCTTTCAATGTGTTCTTGTAGTGCTGTTTCCACCAGTCGTGCAATAGTTCGGCATTCTTTATGGGGAGGTACTCTTTCATAAGCAGCTGAGGATCATTCTGGGATGCGTAGTCCAATCCCATGAGGTGTAAATCGTCTTCGTCGAACTCTGATAGGGGCTTCACAAAAGTCTTCGTAACGAGCGCATACCGGCGAATGGCAAAGTCAGGCATCTGCCTGGTGGCACTTCGTTTTACCGCTTCCGCAAATTTTGTTGCATCCAAAGCGAGAGATGTTTCTGGTACACACAACTTATCATCAGAGCAGTACCTAGATGGTGTCGTCAATAAACGAGGAGCCAAATGGCAATACAACGAATTTGGACAGCAGCGACGAAGGAAGCGACATTTTTGGCGTAGCGCGTAGCAATGCCGCGCCAGCGCTTGAGAAGAAGAAAAGCGTTCTCAACGAGATGGCGAAGTTTGTAAAGATATTCGTCGTATTCACGTAATTCTTTGCGGTTTTTCTTTGGAGGGATAACTGGCGTCATTCCCTCGTCAGCAGCTTTGAGAATGATTGCGTCTGTATCATAGCCCCGATCTGCCAGAAGATATTCCGCTTGGAAGCCCTCGATCAACTGCGCTGCAATTGTGCAATCCGCTGTGGTACCAGAAGTGACAAAGAATCGCACCGGCATACCATGCGCATCCACGGCCAGATGTATTTTGGTGTTGAGCCCCCTTTTGTACGGCCCATTGCCTGGTTTCCACCTCGAGCGCCAGTGGCGTCAGGATGTACTTTGACATGGCTGGCATCGATCATCAGCCACTCAAAGTCGGTGTCATCCACCAGCGCTTCCAGAATCTTTTCCCAAATCCCCTTGTCGCGCCACCGGCAGAACCGCCGGTGTACATTCTTCCAATTTCCATATGTTTCCGGCAAATCCCGCCAGGGTGCTCCGGTGCGTAAGATCCAGAATACACCGTTGATAAACTGCCGTGTATCTCGGGCATTGCCTCCGCGCGTCCCCTTTTCGCCTATCGTGTATGGTCTTATTTTCTCCCAAGCTCTGTCGCTTATATCATGTCGATGCTGTTCTCTTGCCATTTTTCTGCCCCCCGCTTCTTTTGGGGACTATTATAACACACCTTTATTGACGACACCATCTAATAGCCACGAGAACCTTTTGAGATTTTTCTTCGCCCTCTTTGGTGGTGATTGCTTCGGTCATGGTGATCCTTTTGAACGGCTCTTTGATACAGAGCACGTCGCCGGCCTGTACTACGTCATCAGGGTCGCACGGGACGGCGAATGCGGGGAGAGTACCGTGCTCCCACCTATGCAGATCAAGCAGGTTCATGTTGAGATACATTGATTGCCTCCAATCTCTGCTGGGCAACTTCCGCCCAAGGCAGTCCATAAAAATGGCTTTTCTTCTTATCACAGATGCCATTGTCAATACCGATGTACTGCCGCCCTTCCAGCTTGGCGGCAATCAACGTAGCGCCAGTGCCACAGCAGTTGTCCAACACCAGAGCGCCGGGGTTGGTATAGGTGCGTATGATATAGCGAAGTAGCTCCACAGGTTTTTCAGTGGCATGAAGCGCAACAGATGGGTGTGGCTTGGGGAAGCTCCAAATTGACGCTGGGTACTTCATATCGCTGTCGGAAGACTGGACAAGAGTGTAGTTACCATAGCTCCTATTGGAGTGGATGTCCTCAGCCTGTTTACCAACCGCCCGCCCCTTACTGTGGTTTTTCTCACCCTTCACCATCTGAGGGTTATAGGGTGGTGGAGATTTGTAAAACACCATGATATCCTCGTGTTCTCGAAGGGGCATCTTTTTTGCGTTTAGAAAACCGCTTTTGAGTACCTTATCCCAAATAATGTTGTAGCGGTGGAGCTTTGGGTTAGAAAGCATCATGGTGGCGGTGAACTTGTCTTGCCCGAAGAGAAGGATTGCACCGTTCGGCTTGATGATCCGTTCGTACTGCTCCCAGAGTGGGACGGGTGATATCACCACGTCCCACTTATTCTGGGTCGCTCCGTAGGGTAAGTCGCAGAGAATCAAATCTATGCTCTCGGTGTCAATCTCTTTCATTACTTCCAGGCAGTCACCATTGATGACGGTGTTGGAAGCGATACTCATTACAGCTCCTCCTCGTCTTTGGTCATGGTAAATGCCACAACGGGTGCGTTGAAGGTTTCTGCCGCCCATTGACGTAGCACATCCTGAGCTTCGTCAATCAGAACACCAGGCAGCTTCAATCCCCGTGTCTGGCTTTTCACCGAAATGGGTTCAGGGATGCTCACACCCAGCGCCATAGCCTTTTCCATGATGACCCTCTTTTTGCACTCTGTCCCTACAATGATAGGGTATCCAGTGCAGGCCGACGTGTAAATCAGTGCCGTGGCCTTTCCTTGACCACGCTTCATGAACAGACCCTTCATAGTTACACCTCTTTATCAAAAAGTAGTTTCATTCAGACTTTTAGCTTATTTATCCGTTCTCTTCCAGATACGCTTTCACACGTTCACAGTCCCAGTAGGCGGAGAAGGTGCCCAAGGCCATGTCAATCAGGTAGAACTTTTTATCGCCAGCCTCCATGAGATCGACAGACCAAATTCCTTTCAGCCCGGTAACGTTTGCCAAAGCCTTTTCTACCAGCTCTACAGCAAATTGGGAAACTTCCTGGAAGCGGCTGACCAGCTGTGGATACACAGCCTCATAGACAATTTTGTCTGAGGGGTTACGACTTATGGCCTCGTGGCAGTAGTCCCAATCCCAGTAGTTTTTCGCATAGACGGCTTGATGCCGGTCAAAGTCATAGAATACACGGATTTCACAACGTAGCGGCATCCCAGAGTAGATAGTGACAACATTCCATGGCGTGCCAATAAACTCGCGGGCAATCAGCTCTGTGTTACCTCCGGTTTCAAAACACAGGGACTGATAGTTGATATTGACAATACTGCTGGTCAGTGCCATCAAATCACTGCTCTGGCACATACATTGTCTGAACTCAAACTTATTGGAAAAGGAGCCGTTCTTAATAAACCACAGCGGCCCATCGAGATCCTTCCGAACAGCGGGGTAGAACGTGTCTCTGACCCACTTGTAAATCTCCTCCATAATCTGAATTTGTGTCATGCCACGCTTCTCCATGAAGAACAGCTCCATGATTTCAGGCGGAACGGACTGGATTACAGTTTTAGGGATCAAAAGGTTATCACCATTTCCAACATCCTTGATTTTGGGGAACCAGAAAGACAGGTTATTGGGGCTTCCGGCCAGATCCTTGTAGTAGTCCATAAAGCCCGGAGTTATTGTTGTAGTGATTTTCTTCTCCATTGGTAATCACTTCCTTTCCGTGCGTTGCTGCTCTGCAAGCTGATTATTAACGTAGTCACAGACCTCGCAGTATTCCCGAATAGCGTGAGATAGTTTTTCCTGTTTATCCCTTGGGAGAGTTTCGGCGGTCTTGCCCAAGAGCATCGTCATGTGGTCAAGAGGGACGGTCATATCCCCCGTAAGTGTAGACAAAGTAGTTTTCGGAAACCACTTGTCATGCGGTTCATTCATCCACCTGTGTACCCATTCCTCCCGCTCAGGGTTGATGGGAAAACCCATCAACCCCAGCAAGGTAGTTTCAAATAGCGGCTGAGGCATGGTTTGAAGGTACTGAAATACTGTCATGTTAGCCCCCTAAATCTTTTGTCCTTCTACCTGGTAGCCCAAGCGAACCCTTTTCCATTCGCTTTTGAGAAGAGCTTTCAGCTCAGTTGCAACACCCTTGCACATTCGGGCGGTCTGTCCTGTCACTTCGTATTCACAGAGATAGGTGCCATCCTCCGACGTTCCAAAGCCTACATAGATGTTAAGGCGGTTTGCCCAGTCAATAACCTCATCAACTTTCGCCTTGTGTTGTTCATAGTAGGCGCTGACATCTTCCACATTCTCTTCCAGAAGCCAAGACCCACGCACAAACTTCTCTTTTGCCATGCCGCTCACCGTTTTCCTGTGGTGCCGAACCCGCCACGGTCAGCGTTGCCCAGCGAAGTCACTGCCTCAAAATGAAGCTGGGGCTGGTGCTTATCAATGCGGAACTGGCAAATGCGGTCGCCGACGTGGATTTCAGTATCACGCATGGCGATGGCCGGGAAGTGCCACTGATCATTGTCACCACAATAGCTTTCGTCGATCATGCCAATGTGGTTGGCCTGGATGATGCCAAAGTTTTTGAAGGTAGAGCTACGGGGGATCATGTACGCCTCATAACCCTTGGGGAGCTGCATAGCAATACCCAATGGGATCAACTTGTAGTCCCCCTTCTTCATGGTGGCGTCCTCGGCAGCATAGAGGTCGATCCAGTCAGACTTGCCGTCGATATAGCTCAGAGGCGGGATGTCCGGGGAAAGATAGCGTACCTTAATGGTCTGGGTACTCGAAGTGCGTCGCAGCATCTCAGCCGCCGCCTTGTCGTTCAGGATCTCCAGAACATGGCTCACCAGTGTGTCATACCCAGCGAAGTCCCCGTTGATATGGCAGCAGTCAACGTTGTGGGCTTCCAAAAACCGCAGCAGATCCTCACTGAGTTTGTCGCTCTCAGCTTCAGTCTGGAAGCGCCCTGCCTCATTGTAGGGCTTTACTCGATGGACATACACGTTTACACTGTCATAGTGGTTGAACACTTTGAGGGTGAGGTCGTTGAACTCCTTGCCCAGCACCTGATCGTTTTTGCCATAAAAGGCGGAGAGAAGGATGGGCGAGTCAGTAATCGCCACGTCCACTTTGCCAACAAGCCGGCTGATGCGGAAATACTGTTTACCGAAGATGTACGCCTGGTTCTCAAAGACAGCTTTTGTCTCCTCCCAGACCTTATCTTTGGCGAACTCTGTGACAAGTTCGGCGTTGATGCCAGCAGCTTTTAGCTGGGAGAAAACATAGGCCGCTCCAGTGGACTTACCCGCACCGGGAGCACCAAACAGATTGATGATCAACATTTTCAGAAACCTCCTCATTGTTTCTCGTAAAGAATGATTTTGCCTTGCTTGATAGTTTTCTGCACGTCAATCACACGTTGATTGGCGGAACCGCGCCAATTCAAAGCACGGTCGGCCTGTGCCTCAATAAAGGGGCCATCAATCACCACGTCACAACGCATCAGAAGCTCCTGCTTCATAATGCCAATGTTACTGTAATGGTTGTTATTGAAGAGATCTTCCCATAAGAAGCCTGTCCAAAGCCATACCGTCTTGTCCATACATTTGGTGATCTTGCACAGTTCGTTCAGGTAAAAGATGCCATGGGGATTTTGACACATTGGGTCGCCGCCCAGTATACTTAACCCACTAACGGTGGGTTCCTTCAGCATCGTGCTCAACTCAAAAAGGGTGTCTGTGGTAAAGAGCTTGCCATACTCAAAGTCCTGCGCCTCTGGGTTGAAGCAACCAGGACAGTGGTTGGTACATCCGCTCACGAAGAGGGAGGTGCGGACTCCCTCTCCGTTTGCGATGTCGTGATTACGAATTGCGGCGTAATTCATTTGCCATTCTCCAAATTCCCAAGTTCATGTTGTGCCCACATTGAAATTCCTTTTGGAATATTTGCCTGGTAGTATTCTGTTCCATTGAAATTTTTACAGCCTTTACACCCAACAAGGGTACAAGAGATTTCATTCTTCCAATGTTCGGATGCCGGTTCTTCACACATTGCCCCACATGGCAGGCAGATAACATCCGCCATATTACTCTTCACCTCCGAGGTGGACATACCGTTCCTTGATTTCCTCTGTCCGTCCCTGGTTCCAGTCGTTCAGACCGATGTAACCACAGGTACGGCGGGCAATGTTCATTTTGGTCTTGTCAGTGTTCCCACAGTTGGGGCAGCGCCACACCAGTTTGTCACGTTCATCTTCCACGATTTCGATTTCCTTATCCCAGCCGCACACTTGGCAGTAATCGGATTTCGTGTTGATTTCCGCGTACATGATGTTTTCGTAAATGTACTTCAACACTGTCATGACTGCGGGAATGTTGTCGGTGAGGTTCGCCACCTCAATGTAGCTGATTGCCCCACCGGGAGACAGCCTCTGGAACTGAGACTCAAACTTGAGCTTGTCAAAAGCGTCGATATGCTCCGTAACATGAACGTGGTAGCTGTTTGTGATATACCCCTTGTCGGTAATACCCTCGATCACACCAAAGCGCTGCTGAAGGCATTTGGCGAATTTGTAGGTAGTGCTCTCAATGGGTGTCCCATAAAGGGAATAGTCGATATCCTCCGCAGCTTTCCACTCAGCACACTTGTCGTTCATGCGCTGCATGACCTGCAACGCGAAAGTCTCACCACCAGGATCGGTATGGCTTACGCCAGTCATAGCCTTAACACACTCATACAAGCCGGCGTACCCCAAAGAGATAGTAGAGTAGCCACCATAGAGGAGCTTATCAATCTTTTCTCCTTTTTTGAGACGGGCCAAAGCGCCATACTGCCAATGGATGGGAGATGCGTCAGATATGGTGCCCAACAACCGCTCGTGACGAATACGAAGGGCACGGTGACACAGCTCCAGCCGCTCATCAAAAATCTCCCAGAAGGTTTCAAATAGGGCTTTCAGATCGTCATGATCCTCAAGTGCCTGCCAAGTGTGCAAAGCACTCAAAGCTACGTCAGGAAGATTGATGGTGACAACACCTTGATTGAAGCGCCCATAGTATTTGGGCTTTCCAGGCTGATAGTTGCCAGCGTTGGCGATATTGTTCCAGCCGTTGCCAGAACGGTCAGGCGTGAGGAAAGAGCGACAGCCCATGCAGGTGTATACGTCGCCGTTACCCTCAGTCTCGCCCAGTGACAGCTTGTATTCCCTCATTTTCTTTGCGGAAATGTAGTCAGGAACAAGCCGTTTGGCGGAGCAACCCGCGCACATCACGGATAGATAGTAGTAGGGTGAACCCTCAAAAACGTTATCTTTATCCAGCACATAGATGAGCTTGGGGAATGCTGGTGTAATCCACACACCCTTCTCGTTCTTGACTCCCTGCCGACGCTGCCGTACAACCTCTTCAATGACCATAGCAAGGTCTTTTTTGCCTTGCGGATCGTCAACCTCGCCCAAGTTCATGTAGACGGTGATAAATGGAGCCTGCCCATTTGTGGTCATGAGGGTGATAACCTGATATTGAATGGTTTGGACTCCACGTTTGACTTCATCGCGGACACGGCGTTCGGTTACACGTTGGGCATACCTCTCATAGTGGTTTGAGCCAATGGTCATGGCGATTTCGCCGTTTTCGATGCCCTCATTCAATTCTTCATAGACCTGTTGCCGGATTTTCTGGCGACTGATCTCCACAAAGGGCGAAAGATGGGCCAAAGAAATAGACTGTCCGCCATATTGATTGGATGCCACCTGTGCAATGATCTGTGTGGCGACATTACACGCCGTAGAAAAAGAGTGCGGCTTCTCAATTAACGTGCCAGAGATAACGGTGCCATTTTGTAGCATATCTTCCAGGTTGATGAGACAGCAATTCATCATGTGTTGGACAAAGTAATCACTGTCGTGGAAATGAATGATACCCTCGTCGTGTGCCTGCCGAATCTCGTCAGGGAGCAACTGACGGTTGGTTACATCGCGGCTTACCTCGCCGGCGATGTAGTCCCGCTGCACGGAAAGAATGGTGGGGTTTTTGTTGCTGTTTTCTTGGATCACCGTTTCGTTGATGCCATCCGCAATGGAAAGGATCTTGCCATCAAGAGTAGAGGCGTTGCGCAGCAGTTCATGCTCATAGCGGTACTTGATATACGCTTTGGCAAGGTCAAACCGCCCCTCTTTCATCAGCTCTGTCTCCACATCGTCTTGGATCTCCTCGACGGAAATCGTGCGGTTGCGGCGCTTATACCGAGAATAGAGCCGTTCGGTAATCCGCTTGGAAAGCTCATCCTTGTCCTTAATGGGGTGGATTTTGTCAACCTCGTCTGCCGCCCGGTGGACGGCATTGTAAATTTTGCTCTTGTTGAAAACGACCTCGCGGCCATCACGCTTGATTACTACCATCTAAACTCTCCTTCCACTTCATGAAGTCGATACGGCGGCGGATGATACGCTCAACATCATCCCAGGTCTGAACACGGGCGATACCATGAGCCGCATTGTCGAAGCCGTGGTTATGAGGACGGTCGAACAAAATAGGTACATATTCACCGTCAATCAGGTTGTGCGGAGCGTCGTCAATCAGGAAGTCCCCCTTCACCAGTTGCTTGTTTGCGGTGATGATAACGTGGTTCCAGTCCAGGAAGGGGAATAGCTGTAAGATACGCTCCATTTTGGCCTTACAGGTCTGGTAGCCCGTAGCAGTGACCATGTAGAGCTGATGCCCCTCGTTGTAGAGCCTTTGCAGCACTTCCAGACTGCCAGGGACACGTTCAAGCCTATGAAACAGCTCATCCTCGTTGAGCACACCAAAAACCTGTTCCCTGGTCAGTGTTGGAAATGCCAAGGCGATATCCCAATCGGTTACATCCTCAATCCTAACCGACGTGCCGTAGCGCTCATTGAGGAGCGCTATCCAGCAGTCGCACAGGTTCTCCACGGTGTCGTCGGCGTCAAATAAGATTGTCAGCGGCTTCATTCTTTGCGCCTCCTGATAGTGATACCCGTCCAATCAAGCAATCCACGCTGGATCAAGCCAGCCACCATCGTCTGTAAATCTTCCAAGGTGCCGTCATTGATGATGTGGAGATCGTAATGGTAGTTATCCAAAGCTGTCTCAGATGGGTGCATCTGCTGTTTGTCGGTCAACGGAGAGACAAAATTGGGACGCTCCACACGGAGCAAAGAGGCATCCATACCATAGTTTTTGAAGATCTCAAACTCATTGGGGAAACGGGTATCGGGGATGAGCACGTAGTCCCACTCATCGGGAAACATGGACAGAATGCCTACGATGAAGTCCACCCAATAATCTGGGGACTGTGCCCGAATCTTATCAGTGCCGACGTACTGCAAAAGCGTCCGCCCCTTTTCATCCTTCTTACCGTCCCAACCGAAGAACTTGGTACAGACGTACTTGACCAGATCCCCGAAATGAGCAATCAGGACTTTCTTCCCCTGGGCGGTCAATTCATCCGCCATGAATTGTGCCGTGGTGTCTTTGCCGTTCTGTGCTTTACCCGAAATGCAGATAATCTTCATGCTGCCACCTCAATATCGTCAAAAACCACGGGGATGAGCTGCTTCAACCCTTCCAGCAAAGGAATCGCCACCTCACGCATCTGGGGATGAGCAGCGGGCGCACAGCGGAGCTTAAAGAAATGTCGCCATTCACGGATGTTGGCCGTCATAACCACCTCAGTTTTGAGGCTATTGGGAAGGACGCTACGGGCTTCTTGGGCAGAACAGCCGAGATCCAACATCCTAAAATAGGAGAACTCAGCATTCTTCATGGCGGACTCCCATGCTGCCCACTGCGGAGTGTCATGCACCAAGAAGCAAGGCTCAATAACGGTGATTTCACTGCCGAAACTGTTCTTAGAGTAGTTGCAGTAGCGAGTGCTCTCCTGGCAGTACGCCGCAAGGCGATGCCGGACAATCTCGTGGCTGACCCCACGATCCACAATGAATTTCACCGTAATGGACTGGTGCTCCAATACGGCCTCGTGGCCGCGCTTGATAATACCGGCCACAAATTTTGTGGCGCTGTCTTCGGTAATTTTGTCCTCAGACTTGTAGCAAACACGGCCAGCCTGCTCGATTGACTTCAAGATTTCCATGCTATTGATAGGCGTCACAACCTCAAAGCCTGCTTTGATAATTTTCATAGTAGTACCTCCATGAGAGATTTTGTTGTATGCTATGAATAAGTACGAAAGACGTGTGCGCCAATCGTCTTATAATAGCTGCCGTAACGGAGACTGCCTGTGGAGAAAAACACAACATCCGTATTCAAATCAAGCGCTGGGTGTCCCATAAGCGCCGCTTCTACCGCTTCCTCCTGCGCCTCAGTATACGTGTTGCCTACACAAAACTGGTTTGGCTGAAACAACACCGATTCCACATCGCTGGGGAATTTCTCGTGCATTAGGCGGTTCAACGCCACCTGTACGACCGCAACTTGCCCGTCAAACTCCTGATTGCCTGCCTCACTGTAAGCCATACAGCATAACCACACACGTTCCTGATCGGTTAGTGTAATCCCAGCATAGGGATTAAGGTTCTCCTGTGGGGGTTCTGGCTCAGGTGTGGGTATCACCATTGGAGAAGGTGTAGCAGACGGCGAAGGTACAGTAGCGGGAAGGTTCACAGCGGCCCTCAAAGTGGAGGCAGGTTCGCTTTGCGTGGGGGGGATAGCATCATTGCTGAACGCAGCCAACACACTAATTCCAACCAACACCACCATCAAAACGACAATGTAAATCGGCCCAAACATCTTGATTTTCTCTTTGGTCATCATATCAAATCTCCTTAGATAACATAGTCGTAACAATCCAGATACAGGTAGCCTCTTTCCTCATGCCAACCCGATTTCGGGACTTCAATTACATCGAGTTTTTTGACGGGCTTCTTGTCAAAATACCGACTTCGCACCGTCCAGCGGTTGTGTTTTCCACTCCCGATGGAGCGCACCTGAAGCGCATAACCCCAGACACTTCCATCCCGCTTGCTCTTCAGCGGAAATACATCGAGAATGATTAGCTTTCGCAAATCCTCTTTTTTGTTGGTGGTCAGGTCGATGTATCCCAGGCATTCCAACTGGTCGTTCATCTTACTTTTCAAGTCGAAATCCTGAATGTTCATCTCTCTAACCATTCGTTCCAAGTGAAGAAGGAAACCCAACATATCAGTGAAGGTGTAGCTCTTAGCTGGTGTTCCATTCTTGGATACGTCGGTCGCATACTGGGCAACAATGGCCTGCATTTCCGGCGTCAATTTTTCTTTGAGGATCTTCTTCATAGAGCCGTTTTTGAAGAATGCGAAAAGCTGAACCATTTTCAAAAGTTCTTTGGCGTTACCGTACTCAGAAAAATAGTCAATCCTCACCAAGATATCCCGCTGGCGAGTGTCCAAATGAGTTTTCGTATCACACAAGGTCAGTAGCTCCATAAAGGACTTTGGCTTACCCTCCGCCGCCAATTCGTACAGCTCGTTTGCAACATCAGCATTCATATACTTAACTGACGTGATACCCTTGGCGATGACCTTCTCCTCTTTGTTGAGTAGGTACTTATCCTTGGACAGTCCAAAACGAGGTGGCACGATTTTGATACCATAGAGCTTTGCCAGTTCGTTGCCGGCCTTTACATCATCCTCACCGTTAGCGTTATTGAGGTAGGCTGTAATGAACTCAAAGGGGTGGTAATACCGCAGGTAGGCACAGAGATAGCCAATCATGCAGTATCCAACCGAGTGATTGTACCCGAACATATAGCTGGAAGCGTCGCTGATGATCTGCAAAAACTCTTTTGCCTCCTGCTCCGCAACCTCTTGGGGCTGGGGAGACTTTTCACAGTAGCCCTTCAAAATGTCCGGCAAAATCTTTTCAAGATCTTCTGGCTTCTTTCGGGCGATGGTGCGCCGCGCATTGTCGGCGTCTGACCCACTAAACCCACAGATTTGTTGGAGGAACTTGATTACATCCTCCTGGTACACCAGATATCCGTAGTTGTCCTTCAACAGCTCGTCGATAAGGGCTGAGGGGTTTTTGTGGGGCTTGTGCTGCATGAGGTCATCCCGGTAGGACGCCCCAGAGGGCCGCAATGCCGCCGTAACCAGGCTCATGTCAAAGATGCTGTGCGGCTCGTACTGCTTGAGCATCTGGAATGCGAAATCACCTTCAAACTGGAAGATACCCACCGGAGAGCGGAGCATATCTTTCCACACCTCTTGATCGTCCCAGTTGATCTCGTGGGATTTGGGATAGGTTCTGCCCATCAACTCGTAGGCATCCTTGATGATTTCGATGTTCTTCAAGCCCAAGATATCGTACTTCACCAGACTTACATCATGAACGCAATCCATGTCGATTTGCAGAATCTCTTTGCCCTCCGAGATAAAGGTGCCGTAATTGTCCCGCAAGGTGAGGGGGCTTGCAACAATACCCGCAGGGTGCATAGACTGGGAAATCGCCACATCCAGCAGGCCATCATAGTAGTAAAAGACATCCGAATACTTTTTGCGAACTTCGGCAGTCTCTCTTTCAATGATTTTCTTAGCTTCCTCTTTGCTTTTACCCTCTGTCAAACTAAGTGCTCGTTGTTCTGCAGCGCCATATTCACTTTTGATGACAGCGCTGACTTTTCCAGCCCAGGGGTTTTGGGCAAAAATACGCTCGTTTTCCTCTTTAATCCGACTGTATTCTTTGGTGAACTCCTTGATCAGCTCAGCACGGGATGCACCTTGTAAATCCTTACTGAGGATGAGATTCCCTTTCTCGTCAAAAAGATACGCACCGTTACCGTCACGGGCATCACCAAACTTCACCTCTACACCGTTGTCTTTCAGAGCAGCCAGCACTTTGCGAAACGCTTTCTCATCGTGCTGGTGTTCTTTGTTCCACTGAATGGACAGGGCACGGCAAATTTCGTCGATACACCCCTTACTCTTAATCGTGCCGATAGCGAGGATGAATGCCGTCTTTTCCTGCCCGAACCGATTGATGATGTAGTCATAAACCAGGTCACGCTGAGAGGGAGACACATCAATGTCAATGTCACCGATCTCTTTTCGATCCTCATTACAGAACCGACTGAACACCGTATGCCATGTCTCAGGGTTGAGGTCGGTAGTATCGGATACATAGGCCACACGAGAACCACCACAAGAGCCACGGTTGAAACCAATGGGGATACCATTTCCCTTGCACCACGTCACCATCTCGCTCATAAAGAGCATAAAGCCAGACATATCAATCTTGTCGAAAACCCGGCACTCCTCGGCAATGGCCTCTCTAAACGGATCAACTTGCTCCGCAGTGATAGCGCCCTCGGTGATTTTTGCTTCCAGATTGTCGTGTAGAACCTGGTGCAGCACCTCTCGGTCACGATCACCGTAGAGAGGCGGATACTTAAAGGAGGTATCCAACTCAAAGGGTTCTACACTGTCAGCCATACGGTTGGTATTTTCGATTGCCTCCAAATAGAGCTTTGGAGGGATGGCATCTTGCTGGGCAAACATATTAACCAGCTCGTCATAGGACTTGTACGTTAGGTCGAAGGTATCCTCATCGGCGAACTCAATGTGCTTGGACAGCTGCATGATCGTCCGACACTCGGCCTTATACCCGTCGAGGCTGTGTGTGTCGGTGCCAGCGATGAGCGGGATATGGTAGCGCTGAGACATCTCTGCCAGATGGCGGTTGTAGGCCACCTGCTCTGGGCAGTTGTGCGCTTGGATCTCCAAGTAATCGTAGTGCCTCAGTAGCCACTCATACATGGGATGGGTCATGCCCATCTTGTTCAGTGGCGAGGCAAGGCAAGCACTGATTTTGATGACGTTCTGCGAAAGACTAAGGAACTCCTCGAAAGTAATGCGGGGTTTGTAATAGAAATGGTCTTCTTGAGAGGAGCGGCTGATCAGCTCGTTCATTTCCTGCAAGCCGGCGTAGTTTCGAGCAATCAAGATGGTATGGAAATTATCACGAACCTTGTGCATCCCCGCCTTGGTCAACTCTTCGGTGCGCCAGCTAATATAGCTTGCAGCATCGAAAGGCTGTTGTTCTCCGGCCTCACTTCTATGCAAAGCATCCAAATCATCACAAAAGCGGTCATAGTACGCCCTGCCGTCCGGTGTTCTTTGTAGCGTTTCCAAATATGCCTCGAACTTTTTCGGGGCTTTCCGCAGCTCGTCGTACTCCTTCTCGCGCTGCCACACCTCCTCCATGACCTGCCGGCGTACCTCGCTGGGGTCGGGCGGCATCAAAAGTGCCTCAGTCAGATAAATCTCACAGCCATGAAGATATTTCAACCCGGCCTCGTCACAGGCGATTTTCTTTGCCACCCATTGATAGATGTTGCCATGCTCCGTGAAAGCAAGTGCGGTCTGCCCAAGCTCCATAGCACGGTCAATGTAGTCTTGGAACTTCGTCACACTGTCCTGCAAGGACAACTCGGTGTGTAGATGGTATACGGTGTAATTTTTCTCACTCATAGCATCAGCTCCTATACCACGGGCCATCAAAGGTGTCGTCAACGGCGTAATTGCGCAGACATTCCTCACAAACGAGGTGGGAAACAGCGTGGCGCTTTCGTCCTGTTTGGCACATAATTCCATGCTGCACAACTGTTTCCTCCTCAGTGAAGAAAATAGGATGGAGTGTGCCACCACACTCACATTGACCGTAATGCTTATTATCCACTGTCAATCCCTCCAAACGCACCGGCCTCCGCATCATCCTCCATAAGCTGTGCTGGAGGAAACGGCAGCGGGGTACTGTATCGTTTCCTGTCCCAACTGTATTGGAAGTCCAGTTCGGCCTCACTGGTGAAGAAGCGCCGGGACGGTCGGTCATAAAAGACCTCGATACCTCTACCCTCATAGCCTGTGAGACGATCTTTCAGAATGTCAATCAAGACATCTGCCTTGATGGGTTTGACCTTCCACCCGTTGCCGTTCAGCTTCGGTTCGCCCTGGTGGTCTTTCTCCTGCACACGGTAGAGACTGATAATACGGTGGGCGAGGTCAATCAGAGCGGATAGACCTTGAATGTCCATCTTGTTCAGCCTGCGCATCATGTCCAACTTGTGCGGATGGATCACGAGAACTACCACCACGTTGAACTTCACCGCAAAGGCAATGAGTTTGATGATAAAGTCGGCCTGTTTCTCATATTTGTTGTTGTCGTTCGCTTCTACGTTGATGGCGGTCAAATTGTCCAACACCAACAGTTTTGTTCCGTACTTTCGCACGGAGTCTTCCATTGACTGCATCAGATCTGTGACCTTGTTAGACTCTCCGTCAGCTCGGATATACAGCCTACCGCGATAGTGTTCGCTGATGGCTTTTTTAGCCTCCGGTGTTACCTTATAGAAGGTTGAGTCGTTATATCGGCACTCACTAACGTTGCGCTGGCCGGCAAAGATGTAGTTGATCCAGTTTTTTGTTTGGAAGTTGGGTAGCTCTCCTGAGAATAGGTAGGCGTTGTCACCACGTTCCAAGGCTTGGCAAATTACCTGGTTGAGGAATGAAGACTTGCCGCTGCCATTGATACCTGTCACGATGTTCAGTGTTCCGAAGAACAGCTTCATAAGATAACGGTCGAGGGTGGGCAATCCGGTGGGAATGCCATCCATGGCGTCCAGGTCGAGGTCTTCAATGTCGGCGAAGTCAACCACACCGGGAACGGGAGAGTCCTTAGCGTCCAGAATAATCTCCAAGACCTTTTCCCTGCCAAAGAAGTACAGCACCTCATTCAAATCGTTGATGGGGCGTTTGACCCTGTTTTGCTCATCCACGTAGTAACGGGGAATTTCAACTACCTTCGTGCGCCAGCTGCCCAGACGGTAAATGCACTCTTTCTGCATTTTGAGGCCAGCTTCGTCGTTGTCGGAGCAGACGATGATATTATCAAACTGCTCCAACCACTCCCAGTTCTCCTCCATCCAGTGGAAGTTGGTGCTGCCCAAAGGCACAGAGACTGCGTTGGTGAACCCAGCCTCTATCGCCGTTAGACAGTCAGGTTCACCCTCACAAATCAAAAGGGTGGATTTCCCATCCACCATAGGCTGGGTGGTGATGCGGTTCATGTTGAAAAGGAGGGGCGTAGTGTCTGCGCCCTTTTGACACCACGACTTGTTTTCCCCTTTTCTGACTTTACGGGCAGGACGGTACTTCACCATCGTAAGCACGTCGTTCGTGTCGTAGTAGTTGAAAACTACATTGCCCTCACTGTCTTGGCGCACATCCGCATAGTCGATTGTCTTGGGGCTGATTTTGCGCCGCTGGAAATACTCATACACCTTGGACTTGTCCTCACACACCACTTCTTTGGGATAGTGGTACTGCCGACGTGTCTTCACACCCAATTCTCCGAAGGAGTAGGGCATATCAGCCAGCTCGAAGAGCTTCCGGCACGCCTCAGCGTAAGTCATGCCCTTGTACATCAACACATCCAAGATATCATAGCTGCGGGAACAAGCTCCAAAACAGCGGAAGTTGAATGCTTTTTTATTGTAGATGAACGAAGCGTGATCCTCCTGATGAAACGGGCAGCAACACTTCATGTCGCGCTCGTTATAGTCGGTAATGCCAAGCTCCTCTACGATAATTCGGGCGTTGTCATCGCCCAGCTTTTCCTTGGCCTGCATGATTGCTTCACGGTCGATTTGCACAGGTTAGATCACCTCGCTCAGTCAAAATACTCACAGTCGGCTTGCACGTCGCATAGGTGCTTGCAGAACCAAAAGCTGAAATTGGCGTACCAGTCGTCCGTCGCCGTGATTTTTTCAATAAGCCGCGCCGCCCACGCTTCAACCTCGACCATGCGTTCATACTGAAACGGTTCGCAAATCCATGTTCGTGTTCGGAAGCAGTTAAACTCCAGGAAGTCAGGGTATCGTCCATAAAGTTGACTGACGGCACTGGCATAGATGTAGAGCTGGCGAAGGTACTGATCCAGCTCACGATCAGATTGTGTGGGCTTTACTCGGTGAGAGCGGGGCTTCAAGGCTCTGGACTTGTGGTCAGTGATATACAGCTTGCCACTGTCGTCCTCACTAAGTACATCCAAAAAGCCAATAAAAGGGTGCCCCGCAAATTCAAACCTCATCTCATCCTCTACCTTGAGTATCTTCCGGGCAGGGAACGACAGTGTTTTGAGATACTGCCGTCCCTGCTCCAGATAGTCCAGATAGATTTTGCGGGATGGGGCTTTCTCCGTAATGTCGGAGATAAAGTGTGACACGTAGTAGGCAACGAGCGATTTTTGGGGCAGTACGCCGGTCAGATATTGCTGGAGGATGGAGTGCATGAGGCTCCCATATTGGGCAAAGAACTTGGATTGGGGGACGATACTGTACTCATCCCGCAAGATATACCGCATCAACCACATATATGGGCAGTCTTCAAAAGCAGTCAGCCGTGAATAGCTCCACTCCATCGGCTCAATCGACAGGTCGTATCTCATTGCCCCTCCTTAGAACGGGAGATCGCCGTCTTCTTCTCCCCCGTCGTCATTCGCTGTGGGCGGGGGAGGTGCGCTCTTGCCGCTCTTCTTGTTGGCAGTTTTGGCAGACGCATCATCAGAGTTCCCGTCACCCTGACCCTTACTGTCGCAGAACTCCACACGGTCAGCCTTGATCTCCCAGGCGGTACGGTTGTTACCCTCCTTGTCGGTGTACTTCCGGCTCTGCATCTCACCCTCAACCAGGATCTTGCGGCCCTTAGCGAAATACTTGGCAACGAACTCGGCGGTCTGCCGCCAGCACACGACGGTGAAGAAGTCCACCTCCTTCTCCTTGGAGTAGATACGATCTACGGCCACATTGAATGAGCACACTGGGGTATCGTTCTGCGTACGCTTCAGTTCAGGGTCGGCCACCAGCCGGCCAGTGATTTTGATACTGTTCATTCTGCCTCTCCTTCCACGAATTGTTTCACTGCATTCAGCAGCTCGGTAGCGGTTTTCAGATTGTTGACCTTACGATAGTCGCCGGTGGGCTTGCCCTTGGCGTCCTTCACATACTTTTTGACCAGAACGGTCATCTTATCGCGGGCCTCCTTGGTGGCAGCTTCGGAATCAGTGAAACGCTCCAAATAGCCGGACACCAACTCCTGAACCTCCGCAATGGCGGCGGCGATCAGCTCGTTTTCTTCCCGCTCGGCGGTTTCCTGCTTCTTACTCCGCCAGTTGTCGGGATCGTCATCGGGCGTTGCGATCTGGAACATCTTCAGCAGGAAGTAACGGTTTAGATAGCTCAAACCGCTACCCACCGCTTGGCTGGCGTCGGCCTGCTGGCCCACAATCAACCAGGGCACCTCAAGACGATCCTCCGGGTTATCCAGGTTCACCCACGTGTACACCATGTCAGCCTTGACCAGTACCTCATTGACTGTCTCCTCCAGCCTCTTGCCATCCTTGGTATTCTTGGTCTTGGTGTAGCTGTACGGGGTGATCTCGGCAGTCTGGGGCACAATGCTGGGATACAGCAGAACGTGGTACTTGTCCATGCCGGCAGTCACACGCGCCAGGATCTCATCCTCAGACACGTACTTGTAGTTGTAACCGGACTTGTTTTTGCGGATGACCTCGACCATGCTGCGGATACCCGCCAGCTTTTCCACGAGGGTCATCGTCTCAATGGGTTTCTTGCTCATTGACATTCAAAACTACCTCCAAGAGAGATTTTGTTGCACGTTATCGACATCTATTCGCCGAAATTTTTGACCAAATAGCAGGACTCACAGAAATGCTCCCCGCTGGGCAAAATCTTGACGTATTCCCCGGTTATCGGCTTTCCGCAGCCATCACAGATAATGGTGTTTGCATACGCACCTCCGCAAAGAGGACAGCCGGTGAATGTTTCGTAAGGCGGTGTTTCAAGCCCGTGCCGCTCCGTATATTTCTGTGGGGTGTCAAAGGATGCCCCACATTCCAAGCAGGTATATCCAGGCGTCAATGTCAAACCACCTTCCAAATTGAGGTTTTCCATTTTGTGTTGGGGTTCTTACGCTTATCCACCACAGCAACCTCGCCCAATTTTTTCATCTCAGATAGACGAGGCTTGATATAGCGACTGTCAGGTTTGGGGATCTCCCCACGCTTATAGAGCGCAGCAGCTATATCGTCGGCGGTCATGCCCCCAGGATCGCCGCAGGCCAGCACCTCAAGGATCATGGTCTTGCGGTTTTTCTTGCGGGGCTTTACCGGACGGCTTTTCAGTTCGATGCTCAATGTTATCACCCCTTTCAATCCGGCAAACTCCGGTTTCTATTGCCGTTATGGTCGGGCAAATCAAACCACCCTCCTGAACACGACCTCTGCGAGTTTTGCTGGAAGGGTAAGAGAGGTCTGCTACCCCCCCACAACACACTCAATGAAGCCCTGTTTAGTCGCTTGCTTTATCCAGACTGTTTTCATCCACCGTCAGCCTCCACTGTGTACCAGCCGGTCTTTGCTCCGCCCCCCCCGCTTCGGCTTTCAAAACACGCGCTACCGTATCACCATCATAGACGCGGTTGGCGTCGCCGTTATAGTTGTTGATGTAACCAACCTGCCTCAGTTCGTCGCTCTTAGGAGGCTGGTCATCGTCACACTGGCGACATTGTGTGTCGAAGGTAGTGAGCGCTTTTTCAAACGCTCCGATACCGGAAAAGAAGGAACCAATCTCCATATCCTCAAAGAGATACGGCATGGCTTGGTACAGCTCTCCCATGATAGCGCAAAGCACATCCACCACAATGGAATTGCCCGCCTGCTTGTAGAGTTGAGAACCGCTGCGGTCGTTACCGCCGTACAGGTTCTGGTTCATCGCGGCCTGCGCCTTGTAGAAATCTTCGTCCTCAAAGCCCATAAGCCGCCATGCTTCCAGTTGGGTCAGCTTCCGAACACGATAGCTCGGATTTTGAGTAGCACACGGTTTCTCCAAAACAAGTTGCCTCCTTTTCTTTGTAAGATATTGCTGAACTGTTGTGCCCTTATAGTAATTCGCATCAATACAATACGATATGGGTGGGGTAGCCAATGGAGATAGGTCTTCGTTGACTTCAATCACTCTTTTGTCCCCCCCCCCGTCAATGGTGCGAATGGTGCCGCATACATTATCCTTGAAGAAACGGACACCTTCGTCACATCGCCGCTCACATACGATTTTCATGTCGTTCCACAACTCCTGTCATCTGTTGATTTCCGAACCCTTTATAGTCACGGGCCAACAAGGTTAGCGCCGTATCACAGTACCCATCAAATTGGGTGCCCTTCTTACTCAGCTTTGCGCTGGCAAGTGAGCAAGTCCCAGCAGTGACGGTCTGTTGAACCTCTTCCGCTTGTGCGGATGGTGTTACTGATCTGTCGTAGCGGGGGGGGGTGATCATAGCCGCTACCTTGTCGTCAGACAGATAGTAGCGCTCGTCTACATGGTCATCCAACATATCCACCAACACCCTTTTCAGCGGGATGGGTGCGGGAAATTGGAACTTCCCGTTGTCCAAGTCCTTACGGATGATGACGCAATACACACGCTCCCGATTTTACGGAATACCATAGTTCTTGGCATTCAACACTTTCCAGTAAACGTTGTAGCCATAGTCCTCCAGCTCTTTGACAAAGAGGTCAAAAGTGGTGCGGAAACGAGATCCGGTGATGTTCTTGACATTCTCATAGATGGCGAAACGGGGCTTCTTCTCTCTCAGGAAACGAAGCCACTCAACCAAGAGCGAAGAGCGGGTCTTCTCAATCTCTGTGTGCCCACATTTGGGGCAGTGGTCGCGCTGTGTAAAGTGGGCTTCCAGGGGGTTGTAGGTGTGGCCGCAGTGTTTACAAGTCCACGCAGCCCCTCCCTGCTTACCACTGATACTGAAATCCTGACACGGGGAGCCGCCGAACATCACGTTGAAGTCGGGGACGCTCTTCTCGTCGGCCTTGGTGATATCGCCGATGTTGAGCGCTGGGTTAGTCCCATGCACAGCACAGTAACTTTCTGCGGCGTACTTATCAAACTCGCAGAAAAGGGCAGTTTTGTAATTCAAAAGAGGTTCCTCCTATCAAATAGTATAGCACATACTGCTGCTCAAGTCAAGAGATTTTGTTGCACTGTATGACCAGTCAGACCTTTTTTATTTCCTCAAAGACAATTTGCTTGGGCAGCATTCCCATACAAACATAGACACTGCTAAACGGCGGGTTCAAAGAGGGCTTCTGTTCCTCATAGCTCTTGAAGTAAGCGATACGCTTGTTGAGATACATAATCTCAAAGTCGTGGTCACGGAACATGGCAAATCGCTTTTGGCTCTCGAATAGCCCCACCACACCAACCAGCATGGCAAACGGAATGCCCAGCTCGAACAACCGCTCAAACACTTGCCCTTTAAGGGAGTAAGGCGGATTGCTAATGATGTAATCGCACTTGGGCAGTTCCATCGCAAAGAAATCTTGTCCATTTACGATATGGGTGGCAATGACCGTGTAGCCACGCTGCCGGAAGAGCTTTACGAACAGACTGTCCTCAGTGTCGAATGGGCACCAAATCGTTGCGGGGGGGGGGTACAAGGTACTTATACAACGGAATAATGGCGTACTCTGGTGTGTAGAACTCGTCGTTGCCACTACCGGCAACCTTATCCATTTTCATGTCGATCACTCCTTATCCATAGCTAATATCGTTTTTGTCCATCCTCAGTGTGACGAAAATGGGGAACTGCAGGCTTTCAGCGCCGGTCTTCTTATCGTAGGAAATCTCCTTGTACTTGACCTCACACAAAACGCCCAGCAAATCCTCTTTATGCTTCCAGAGCTGTGCCCGCTGCTCATCAGTGAAGCCAGACCCTACACTAACGGTAGACCCCTTAAAAGATACGACCAGCGCACCCAAAGTACCAGCTAACCTACCTGTGCCCTCCTCAAAGTTGATGATGGGCAAGTCCATAGTATAAAACCGCTTAACCTTCAAAATGCCACGGTGCCGCTTGCGCTGGTAGGGCACATCAAGGTTGACCATCAGCCCTTCTTTATCCTCAGCCACCATCTGATCCAGTAGCTCGTCGATCTTAGCTTGGTCAGTACCCATATAGAGTGTCGGTAACACACGGATATGGCAATCGCTCGGCAATAGCCCACCAACTGCGTCCAACGCCGTCCGACGTGCTTTGTAAGTCATGACACACTTGTCAGACTCGAACTCTGGTGTGTTGATCACGTCGAAAATAGTGTAGCAAATTGCAGTTTTATCCACGTCATCAGAGTTGATAATGCCAGTAGCCTTGCGGAATGCCTCATTGTCACTCAGGTCGCCCTTGTCTATCAGTGTCAGCTCTCCGTCGAACACCAGGCCAGAAAACGTTTTGTTGCTGGACAGAATATCCGTGATGTGGTCAAGTCCCTCATAAGGGACGCCACTACGGGCATAGAGCTTACCTTTGTAGAAAGTGGCCCGAACACCATTGAGCTTCTGAGTAAGGGCGAACCACGTCCCCTCTTTGAGCGGGTACTTGTCAATGGGATATGCTTGCTGGACTTCCCACTCTGGGATCAGACCCAGAATGACTTTATTCACGGTCTTGGCAGTAACACCCAGGCGAAGTGTCTTTGCCAGCAGCTTCGTGTAAAACTCCTTTACACCAGTTGGGCACACTTGAAGGAATGCGCACACCTGATAGACTGTAACATCGTCCAAGGCTTTCTTGGCTGATAAGGTATCGCAAATTGTGTAGATGTCGCACAGCGTTAGAGTGATAGCCGGATCATATTTAACTGGACGGCTCATCGTCTGTTCCGAAATCTTGTAAGTAAGCATGGGGTTAAGTGCATAGTAAAGGAGCTTGCGAAAATGCTCATTATCCTTGTACCGCCGCAACATCTCCTGCTTTTTCAATGTGCTGGACTCCTGCTGGAGCGTACACAACGCTGTGATAGCGTCAAACATGACAGTATTCATCATAAGGGTTGAAGGATGGCATGGGACTCAACTTGTGGAGATTATGAGCGTGAAGGGTAGCAATTTTGGTATCGGTAGCCTCGTTGCCAGAGGTGCCGGTAAGGATATACCTATCGAGGTCGTCATAGGAAAAACCCAGATTATCCTCATCGGTTTTCCCACAAAGACCATCAGAGGGCACCTTGTTTACCAGCTCGGCAGGCAGACCCAATGCGTGACCAAGCTGAATGACCTCATGTACCATCAAATTGGCAAGAGGACTGAAATCGCCAGCACTATCACCAAATTTGGTGGAGTACCCCACAAAATCCTCAGAGCGGTTGCAGGTGTTGGCGACACGCCCACCATTGGGAAGGGACTGGGCGATAGCGTAGAGTGTGGTCATGCGGATGCGGGCAGGCAGGTTCGTCTTCGTTTGCTCACTGACTTCCATCTTGATGCGAACCCTAAACAAAATGGAATCAACAGGGCTTTGGATATTTACCTGATACGACCGGATGCCAAGATGCTCCACGATTCGCTTACTGTCCTCGATATCAGCCTGCTCTCCACACGGCATAAGGACACCAACAACTCTTTCCTTTCCCAGGGCTTCAACACAGAGGGCGGCGACGACACTCGAATCTTTGCCGCCAGAAATGCCGACCACAGCGTCACATTTGGGGCCGTTCATATTGAAGTAGTCACGAACCCACTGGACAATCTCATCCTTGGCCTGTTTAGGATCAGACAGCATCAAAACTCACCTCCATGAAGATTTTTGCGTACCTCGTCCAAGGTGAAAACCTTGAGCATCTGGCCGTTTTTGAACACAACTCTCAGCTCGTTATCTTCCTGCGCCTGTTCCCAGGTAAGGCCGTCCATGTAACAATAGTTGCCGCTGGGAAGGCTCCTGGTGACACGGCAACACCCACGCTGGGACTTTTTGAAATTGCCGCTGTCGGTCTTGGGGTTTTTGTAAATCATGATAGGATTGCCGTTATAATCCTCAGCATAGGTAGCCTTGACAGCAATACCGAAGGTATCACGGGTATAGGGTGCATAAGCCTTGCTGTCGCCGTCTGTTGTCTCCAGACACTGCATGGAGAAGGAACCGACACCCAAAGAGACGTTGTTGATAGCAAACCCACGCTCCATAAGAATCTGGTAGATCGCCTTGCAGCGCTGCGGAGTAATGCTGTCGCCATAGAGTGCCTTAACGTGCGGGTCAAGAACCTTGTAGCCCTTGCTGTTCACGGTGCCGCCGAAGATATCCCACAACTTGAATACGGTCTTGGTTACAACCTCTACGGGGTCGCCGCTATCTCCACGAATAGCAAGGCACCCATCATGTGCCAGAACGTCGTCCTTGATCTGAGGGAGAATGTTGTCTACCAGGTTCCAGTAGTCATAGCTGTCACTGACCATAGAGAAGTTCTGGTGCGGGTAAACCTCTTTCAACAGACGCTTGATGTGTGTTACCTCATCACCGTCCACAGCGTAGTTGGAACACATGACACTATGCTCAGTGGACAGAGCACCATAAGCCACAGGTTCATTCTCAACACGGCAGGCATAATTCTTTTCCAGCCAGAGGATGGCCGGCACAGTGGCCGTATTCAAAAAGCTCAGGCAGAATGCAGCAGAACTCTTGGTGGCGCTCTCAACACTTTCCTGACCACGCATAGAAAAGTCGCCCAGGAGCTTTGCCCGCACCACGCTGTCGTCGCAGGTGATATCAGCAAACTCGTTGACAATCTGCCGATAACGGTATCCCACCTCAGCTGAGATCTGAGTGTGCCACATGGAGCAGGACAGCATAGTTTCAATGCTGTTGACCAACCAGACAAAGTGGGGGTTGGTATTCGAGATTTCGATTTGCGGGACATGGATGTCGGTGCGAGTACCCTCCGGCACAGCACGAATCATAAGGGGCAGGTAGCCCAACTCGTGAAGCGCTTTCACACGACCATAGCCAACACCAACTGTGCCAATGGTACAGCCCAGAATCCGAACGTACTCTTTCATAACCTCGCCGAGAGGACGGTTGAAAAAGTAGGTGTTGAACGCCTCAATCAGGTATTCCTGAATAAACGCCTGCAAACCAAACATCGTGATCTTATTCACGTCAGGCAGGCGGGTCATACGGGGCGTGTAGTAGGATACCATTTTGGTCAGCGTTTCAGGATACTGCTCCGCGTGCGCTGTCTTATAGAAGTCCAGGCACAGCAAAGGATTGTATGAAATCATTGTTTGATACCCTCTTTCAGTCAATGATGGAGATTTTTTCATGGGAAGCGCGAAGGATACTACTGGTAGTGAACACGCGGGAGATCATGCCGTCTGTCAGCACATCACCTTGCAAAATGGTGTTTTCACAATGGCTGACATAAAGGAAGATTTCTTTTGCCCCAGCCTCTTTCAAAGCCTTAGCGGTATGGGTGAACGTACCGCCACGAGAGCAAATATCATCTACGATCAAAACGTTCTGCCCAACAACCTTCCATGAGTCAGTCAGCTCCAAACGCTCAATTTTGCCGGTACGCCAATCGCGGTGCTTGATACAGAACACATAGTCCATCTGGAACATAGCAGAGTACCGCTTGGCTGCACCCTCGTCGGGGTAGCACAGCAAAACATTCATGTTGCGCTTGCCGTTCAGTTCGTCGATCACCGACTCAATACAGTCATGGGCTGCAATAGTCTCGACATGGTTAATCAAAGCCTCAGAGACATTAGAATGGGGATCAAATACTTGGACATAGGAGAAATGCAGGCTGTTGATAAACTCCGCAAACCATTTGAGGGTGAAAACCTCATCGCAGTTTTTCACACGATCCATACGCGCATTGGGCACATATGGCATATACAGCCCGATTGGAGTATTCTCCCCATTGTTGGCCCGGATATGATGAACAAGGTTCCAAAGCAACATACACTCGTGGTCGCCATCATACTTCCAGTCAATCTTGTAAGCGTCGTCTCTTGCGTAAAGCCGCAAAGAGCAGGTTTTGTCTGGGAAGGATGTAGGGGAGAGCTTTTCACCATTTACCGTAAACATCTCAGCCCTCCCAGTTCTCCACATTGATCTGGCACACCTTCATAGCGACCAAAGCATTGGCATGGCTTTCAGGGGTTACACCAGCACAGCAGGCAGCATCAACAGTGATCTTCACCTCTGGCAGAAACGCTTTGATAAGCAAAGCGTTGGAAATAACACAGATATCGGTGCAGAGGCCAATCACAACCACCTCATCTACACGCTGCCGCTGAGAAAGAGTATCCAGGCACTCGCCCAGATCAACAGAGGCGAAAGTGTCCTTCTGGAATACCGACACACCTTTGTGAAAGTCAATAGCCGCATGGCTGACAGCCGTAGCCACAGCATCGTGGAGTCTCCATCCCGCCGTCTCCTCAATACAGTGCTCAACAGGGAGCAACTTGCCCTCCTGAGTCTCCAGATAATTGCGCTGGTGCGTATCCTTGGTAATGTAGATTGCGTCGCCATCAAACTGGTCGATTTTCTTAACGACGTTATCAACAATAGCCTGTGCTGCCGGCGTCCCAAGGGCACCATCAATGAAATCGTTCTGCATATCTACGATCACAAGAACTTTCATCGTAATCACTCCTTCAGAATGAGCACTCACACGGTAGGTTATCATCATCTTTAATGAGCTTCCGTGCGACTGCCCAGAATTTTTGAGGTTTGGTTTTTTCAGTGGGCGGCAACGCCTTTTCTTTGAGCTTGGCAAATTCCGCCTCAAATTCTGAAAGAAAACCTTGCTTTAGAATACTGTACCCGATTGCATCCTCAGCTTGCTTTGCCTTTGCCCATATCTCAGGGTAGAGGCAATACACAATAAACCAGTGTTGTTTACCAGCTTTTAGGCAACCGGTACAATTTGCATGGTTGAAAATGCTGTAAGGTTTTGGACGATCAATCCCAACCTCTTCAATCTCATAGATCGTTCTCGTTTCCCAAGTCAACGGATACTCAGTCTGATAACCCATAGCAGCCATGATGCCGACTCTACGCCGGATGCGGTGCTGCTCATTGGCATCAAAACCGTATACCAAGGAAATGTCGTCTCGGATTTCTGGAGGATTTGCGGGATAATGCTCAGCAAGCCATTTATGGAATGGCTCAGTTTTCAGCCTATTGGTGCAGAGAGCGGTAGACTGTGCGCCGCACTTGAACGCTTTGATCTCCATGCACACATCAAACTGATCTTTGGTTTCCCATCCGGGCATATTGGCGTATGTGATGGATACACCCAAATAGTCCGAAACCTCTTGTTTGAAACGTTTGATATCTGCGTCTTCGGTGCGAGGGCAGAGATCGTGATTGAGTAAAATGACGTTCTCTGCTCCGTACCGTCTGACTACTTCCACGGCGGCTATCGCAGATGAATGACCGCCAGAAAAACATACGATGTGCTTCATACCGACCACAACCATATCTGGCTGAGGTCAACTGCCTAATCCTCCCAAGCTACTTTCCACAAACTCAAAGTTCGTGTTGAACGATTTCACGCTGTAACAGGCAGCTTTACCATGCACTTAGCAATCTTACATGAACCTGGTTTACCAGGATTGGTATTAGCTCCTTCCATTATTATTGTTGTTTGTTTGAGAACTCTTAAAATACTTGCCGATAGTGGCGAGGGTCGCACAGGCCAAAGGAATAAAGTCAGGGGTAAAACGAGTCGTGTCGAACAGCAGATTCATACCGCCTGCAATCGCATCGCCAACCACCAGCTTTAAGATCCATCCACCCAAATAAGCGAACCCAAAGGTGATCACTGGACTAAACACCAGCAGACCGACAAATCCAGCAATCACGGTAATCACGCCGATAGATTCAAGTTTACTTCTCATAGCTAACACCTCCTCGTATAATAAGATTTGCAGATAATTTTAAGTGCATCTGTTTAGTACACTCCACTTTGTCAGCAGGCTTAGAGATACCCGTGATAGAATAGCTGTAGGACAGCAGGGTCAGGTTCTCCACCTCCTGGTTGAGCCGCAAGGCTGCTTCATGGAAAGTCCGTCCCCCTGAGCCGGAAGTTAGCTGCAAACTCATTAGCTGTTTGCCGGAAGCGGAGCCGCCCTTTTAGCAGTGAGGGCTATCGCATTGGCCCGACCCGGAATGATTCTGATACGCGAGGTTGCGGATGCTCCGGATATCATGGGTATCTCAAAGCCTGCTGGCCTGAAATCCCATCACAGGGGAGGTGAAAATATGAATCCACTATTTGTAGGCATTGACGTGAGCAGCAAAAACAATGTGACCTACCTGATGAAGCCGGACGGAAGCAAGTACAGCAGTTTTTCCGTGCAAAACAACCTGGGTGGTGCTAAACTGATGTCAGAGAAGATCGTGTCAGCGCTGGAGGCCATGCAGCTCAGTGATGTGGTGATTGGCCTGGAGGCCACGTCCATCTACGGGGATGGCCTGGTCTGCGCCCTCCGGGAAGACGGGCGGCTGGGACATTACCAGAGGAAGATCCATGTGCTCAATCCCAAGCAGGTCAAGAAGTTCAAGGACTCCTATCCCGACCTGCCCAAGAATGACTGGGTGGACGCCTTTGTCATCGCCGACCATCTCCGCTTCGGCAGGATCGGCAAGGAGGTCTACATGGACGATTACCGCTATAAATCCCTGCAAACCCTCGCCAGGGCCAGATTTGACGTTGTGCAGAACCTGACGCGGGAGAAGCAGCACTTCGCCAATTACCTGTTCCTCAAGTGCTCCGGCATGGCCCAGGACAAGGACATTGCCAATTCCAGCGCCACCACCATCGCCCTCATGGAGCGGTTTGAAACGGTGGACGAGCTGGCCTACGCTGATCTGGATGAACTGACCAGGTTCATTGATGAAACCGGGCGCAACTTCGCAGACCCAGCGGCAAAAGCAAAGGCCATCCAAGCCGCTGCCAGAAACTCCTATCGCCTGCCTGTTACGGTAAACAGCTCTGTAAACCAGGCGATGGCCGTTTCTATTGCCACAATGAGGGCACTGGAAAAGCAAATTAAAGTGTTGGACAAGGCCATTGAGCAGCAGTTTCAGATCATCCCCAACACGCTTACCTCCATCCCCGGTATCGGCAAGGTCTACTCCGCTGGTATCATTGCCGAAATCGGCGATGTCCACCGTTTTAACTCTCAGGCGTCCGTTGCCAAATACGCCGGCCTTGTCTGGACACAGCACCAGTCCGGCGACTTTGAGGCTCAGCATACCAAGCTCATCAAGTCCGGTAACCGCTATCTACGTTACTACCTGCTGGAAGCCGCCAACTCCGTGAGAAGATGCGACTCCGAGTTCCGGCGCTACTATGACCTTAAATTCAAAGAGGTCAATCAGTTCCAGCATAAACGCGCACTCGCTTTAACTGCCAGAAAGCTGGTTCGGTTGGTCTATCGGCTGCTGATGGACAACCGCCTGTATATCCCGCCAGAGAGCTGAGCAAGTCGCTCACTGCTCTGACGAACAGGCCCTGTTTCAAAAATTTGCAGGGACAGGGCTTGGGTTGGTGTTGCCTTTTTACGGCTCCTATGGCCCCTTTTGGCCGATTCTTCTCAAATTTTCCTTGCATCACCTACTTGACTTTATACCATTAGACTTCCTGTTTCAATTACAAACAGACAGCCACACTTGCTAACCCCAAGGCTCTATTTTATTGGAGCGCCAGTGATTTTCTTATTCCAGATAGGGAAGCTCCTGTCGAATGTCATTTGGAACGTTGCCACTCCAAACATAGGAGTTTTCCAGGATGAAATTGTTGTAAGTAGCAGCTGTTTTGTTCGCTCTCATTTTTGCCTGCTCTGCCCAGCCCTGCTTCTCCTCATTGTCACTGGCCTTATACTGCTCATAGGTGAGTCGGTCAGCTTCATAGGAAGCGACCATAGAGCGGCAGGTGTCCTCCACCTCTTTCTTAGTATGGTAGTTGGTGGCGTCGTCAGCTTTCTGAACTGCGCCCCAATACGTGTTCCAGCTGGCGCGTCCCATAGGTGTGCAGCCGGAAAGGAAGCCTGCAACAATAATAATCAGTGCCAGAGCAATGACTGCGAGTGACACAATTTGGATGGCACCATAGCGTTGTCTGTGTTTCATTGGTTATCCTCCTGGATCAGCACTGTCGGCGTGCCCAGCTCGAAGGGGATGTCAGAATAGAGGTAGATACCCGTCCACTCAATATACTTACCATCTGGTGTGAAGAAAAAGATACCGTTGTCATTTTCGCCGTATGATCCGTCTACATCAGCCAGCTCAGTAGTAATGGTGTAATACCCGGCAGATGAATTTCCACCGCCTCTTGTCTCAACGTAGTCGGGGCTGAGAAAACTGTTGAGGCTGGATACTTTTCCATCTACAACGAACCGGCCCACAACGCCGCCCGCCTCCGTAAACAAAACGATGTAGCCCAAGGGCTTTTCTACGGCACACGTAAGGGTGTTCGCCCGTTCCCGCTGCCCGTTGACCCAGTAAGCACGGCGTATCAGGTTGTACCGTTCCAGAGAGTAGTCGATATCAGTGGGTGTTTGTTGGGAATGTGTTAGCTTATCCGTAACGTTTTTGGTGTCGTCAATGTTCTGCTGGGTGCCAGAAGCAGTGTACGCACTCGGATCACCGCAGGCGCACAGCGAAAGTGTCATCAGAGCGGCAAGGATAATTGCAATAATCTTCTTCATAAAATGTTCCTCCTTTAGTCACATGAGACGCCAATGTATTCCAGAACACGGCGCATACCCAGCCCATGTTCTTCCCACGGCCTCATGCAGTAATCCCAAAGTTTGGGGTGGGTAATTTTCAGACGTTGGAAACGGTTTGGAGCCTTTTCCAAATGAGCGCCAAAGGCACAAAAGACACAGCCTGTACGATGCTCTCCTGTTGTTGTCCACCCCCCCCGTTAGTTCTGACGATATCGCCATAGACAGATGCGTAAGGAATCTGATAGGTATACAGGTACTCAAGTACATCGCTTTCAGTCCAGAAGGACATGGGCTGAGAACTGGGATTTTTCCCGGAGAAAGCGTTACAGCCCTGGTGTAGCCACGTACTGCGACGTAATCTGCTTTCTTCCGCCATGGTTGCGATGATGGGGTGCCGACCTGTCTCCTTTTTATACTTCTTCATGGGCCGCTTTTTCATGATATTGCAGCATCGAGCAGAAACCTTAAAGGGGGCGTCCAGCAGATAGCACCACTTTTCACAGTTGAACTCTGAAGGAGTACCATTGCTCCGCATAATCTCTCCGTGAAGCTCTTTCCACCGAAAAGAGCCAGGCTTGTGCCCATATTCCACAGTGTCGGCCACTCGTTTAGAAACAACTGGGTAGCCATACCGCTCAATGATTTTGCGGAAATTCATCTCTGGACGAACAACAGTGACATTTTCACAGCTTCTGGCAAACTGCCTAACCTCTGGGAACTCCAGCCCTGTGTCTGAAAACACTGCCGGCACATCAGGGTAGATGCGCCGTACAATGTCAAGGAGCACCGTAGAATCCTTGCCCCCAGAAAAAGCCACGTAAACTTGGCCGTCGTAGTGCTGATACCACTCAATGATCCGAGCGGTCGTAATTTGGATTTTGCGTTGAAGTGGAAGCCTCTGTAGCTCTTCCAGCTGTTCCCTACTATGCAAATCTCATACCTCCGGGACGTGGCCCACCTCCATCGCCTCCTCCGCTGATAAAATAGAGGAGGACGAGGAGGGCCACCAGAATGAGTGTGACGCCGCCCATAGCTTACTCCGTGGCTTCAGCAATAGGCGTCTCTGCACAGTCAGGGGCCGGCAGAGCAGAGATAACAGACGGCTTGTACTGGCCGGTGCGCTTCAGCCACTCGTTGATGACACGATTGAAGGTGTTGTCGTTGCCCATGTACTTCTTGAGCATGGCAGTGGTCAGGCCGGCCTCAGCACTGAACACATCTCCGGGCTGGCACTTCACCACCGTCTTGGTGCCGTCGCTCCAGTACACAATGGTAGCCGGATCGTTGAAAATCACGTTCGTGGGCAGCGGCAAAGGAGCGGATGCGGGTGGGTTGTTCTTCATGTGCCGCATAGCGGCGTTCCAGCCACGGACAAAAGGATCGTCTGGAACAGCGGCGTTGACTGCGGCAATAGCTGCACCCCCAAACAGATCACCCAGAATATCGGGCAGTGTGACAGGCTTCCAAGGTTCAACGACGGGACGAGCAAAAATTTGATTCGGGTTCATAATTGATTTCCTCCTATTTTTAATGTGCGTGTAGGTCACAATCGTTGATGATTTTGACCCGTTTCCAGATATCCTTACCGAGCATACGTTTGAACTTTTGTTCTGTCTTGCTCGGATTATCTGAGTGGTTTATTGCAAACGGAACCATGTGCCAGCGGATCAAAAGAGCAGAGGCCAGCTGGTCATCCATGTGAAGGTCATAGTTACAGGCAAAGCTGTCGTATGCCCCCACACGCTCGTGATTGTAGAAGTGGGCGATCTCCGTGGGTTCGCCCTTGCTGTTGTGGAAAGCCTTAGTCTGCTCTTTGCCGATATCGTGGAGCAGAATAGAGCGGCTCAGGACGATATCTTGAGCCATATCACCGTAGTGACTGACGAAGTAGTTGTGGGCTGTCAGCATATGCTGACCAACTGTCAGTTGATGGTGCGGGTTGTCATGCTCTAAGGCCGAGAGGCGGATCAAGGTCTTGTTGATGATATCCTCGCTCGGCTCTACACCACGCACGATGATGTCATCCCAGCCCTCCAAATACATGGGAACATCAAATTTGTGGTACATCCGGGTGATTACACTGTCTGGGACACTGCGTTCATGCTCATGATTTTGTTGCAAGCAACGCTCATAAGAAACAGCCATGAACACACAGGTAATTTGCAAATCCCGGATACGAAGCGCCTGCACACGATCTACGAACTGCTTGCGCTGTTTGTAATTGATGTTTGTGGCGTCGTAAACCACATTCTTCCCCGCCCGCAAATCAGAGAATACGCGCTCGTGGAGGGTGCTGAACACTAAGGCTTGCTGTGTCTGGTCGTTCTCATCACCCAGCAACTCACGTCGGATCTCATCACTGGAATGTACCACCGCACCAGGACTGACACTGAGCACATTCCGAGCGAAGGTAGACTTGCCGCTACCCGGCAGTCCCACCATCATAAAGAAATTTTGCACGTCACTTCCTCCTCACCCCAGAAGTACCCCCAAAAGCAGGTACGTTCCGAGTTTTTTGATGTCTGGGTCATCCGGTGCGTCTGTCTCGCACTTACTTGAATTGCAGTGGAATAGTAGGTGTGCGGCACTCTCGCCATTTACCACCTTGCAAACCTTCATGATGTCGTCCGGCTCGGTCACATACTCGACCTTCCACTCAAAGCCATCCGACTTCAACTGCGGAATTGCATTGAAGAACTCCGAGGCCATTTTCCCAGCCTTTTCGAGCATCACTTCCAAAGAGTCTTCATCCTTGATCCCAGAGAGAAACTTGAGGGCGTTGAGCTGGCCGTCATTCATCCTTGTCACCTCCCTGGAGTTCTGTCAGGAAGCACCGCTTGAGAATTTCAACCGTAGCGGTGCGGAGCACTGCGTCAGCGTGCCCGTTGACTTGTACCGGCACCGCATCCATATACTGCTGCTTGTCGGCTTTCATAAAAGCAATAGTGGCGTTCATCATAGCGCGGGCCTGTTCCAATGGATAGTCACCCCGTTTGACCTCCATCAGAAAATCACGGTCGTTGCTGACCAAGCACTCTGCGTAAGGCTCACCAGCCATATAGCGGGTCATAAACTCCCTCATGCGCAAAGCGTGGTGAAGCTGTTTGGGGTCATATCCAAACGCCTCGATTTTGTCCATAGTGCCCGGATAAGGGTGCTCCATGGCCTTTTGCTTTTCCAAAGCCATACCCATCAGACAGTTCATACCGGCGTAGTTGTTATAGCGGGCAATCTCCTCACGGGCGTCCAACACCGACTGGAACAAATCGGCGTATTTGGGATTGAGAATGCGATAACGAGTGAACAGGATCTCCACGAAGTTCACATTCTGCTTTTTGATGCACTCGAACATCAACCGGATATCCTTGAAGTCAACGTGCTCGTTGTTCTCCATAATGTGAGTGGTACTGATGGGCTTAGAACACAGCACGAAATCGGAGAAGTTGGGCAACAGGATGGCCTTGGTGTCAATGTCACTGCCCGCATAGTCCAACTCGTAATTCTGGGAGCCTTGGAGAAAAATGCCCACCCATTCCCGCCCAGTGGCCCGCACCGCATCGAGGTGTTGATGGATGCGGGCCATGATCTTGTTTTTCTTCTCTGCTACGTTCATCCTGCGCCTCCTTAGATGGGTTCGGGCAGGTTGGGGTTGTACCGGCCAACATACTTGCCGTCCTCAAAGATCAGCCGGTAGCCATCGGGCAGTTCCAGGTAGTTGCGGTCGTCCCCACAGGGGATTTTCTTCATGCCCTCAATGCAGACGTTCATCCCTCATCTCCTCCTCTCTCAATTTCTTGGGCTTCCTCCATATCAGGTGCGGCGGCGGTGTCCTTAATCAGCCCCTCCAGTACCTTGAAATAGAAGTTTTTATGCTTGTAAGCAGTGAACTTGGGGCGGTTGACGATCCGACAGACAACACCTTCGCGGATGTGGGACTTGCCCACAGGATCAGGGCCGTCGTAAAACTGTTCTGCCACAGACTTTACATACTCGCCAGCGTTCACAGCATGGGGAGATCCCACATTGTCGGAAAGCTGAACCATGTCGGGAATGAAGCCGCGCCAGAACAGCGGCACATACTTGACACCCATCTGTTCACAGCGATAGCGCATAAAGTCGGGTGAATACTCCACCACATCACCGTCCTCATTGGTCATGGTCATACGGTAGACATAGAGGTCGGACTTGGGGCAGTCCACAGGATTAAGCGGTTGATTCACGAAGTCGGAAACTTCAATCTCCGGCCCGCCGTCTGTGGATACTTTACCGGGGCCGAAGTGGATAGCATCAGCCATCTTCTTGCCAGTAGGATCACAACCATAACTAAATACGGTCATCTTGCCATACTGCTTGGCAAACTCCTTGTCATTCACCTTGGCATTACTACCAGGAGACATGATAGGTGTTCCGTCGTTGGTGAAGCCCACCACCTCGTAGTAGACCGTCTCGCCCTTGCGGAGCTTCCCTTCAAAAACCTTGGCGTGCTGCTCACGGAAAGCATTGCTACCGTAGTAGCCTCCATTCTCAAAGTCATCCAGTACCACGCGGCGAGTGCCAGTCACATAGCCCCAGTCGTACACCGGCGTCCGCTTGATCCGGTTGCGAAGCCAAAGCGGAGTATGCTTGCCCTCGGAGAAAAACTTCCCCATGCGACTTTGGTACTTGTACCCTTGGAGAACAGGAAGGTAGCCGGTACGCTGAGAAGTACCGTGCATTTTCAGTGTGATCTCCACCAAATCGCCCGGACGGAAAGCAGAGAGGTTGTAGGCCAGCTGCTCGGTATCGGCGTGCTCCTGGAACAGCGGGGAGATAGGGTCAGAGCGTTTACGAACATGGTTGCCCTTATCCCCGCCGCCATATCTCTGAGATTTCCGCTTGGGGATATACTTTTCACAGATGGTCACACCGTTCAGCACGGTGATGGTGTCGCCCTCGGAGAGCTTGGAGACATCGGTAAACCCGTCCAAGCAGGACAGCGGCATGAACAGCCCGTCGCTCTGTTCACCACGGAGCTTCAGTGCCTTGATATTCCGCTTCTCAGGGTCGAGATATCCACCTGCGGGGTTGCCATTCTCATCCTTCCGCCGCAAAAGGTCGTGCTTCTGGGAAAACTCAAGACCGAGCCTGCCGTCCACTGGGAAATAAACACCCAGCTGGTCAGGCTGCGTCCCCAGATCCACAATTACGGTGTTGCCAAAACACTCGCCACAGAGAAGTCGGTCGGCGTTGCTGTGCTTCCGCAGATTGCGTATCCGAGTAACATACGCACAGTACATTGTTTATCACTCCTTCAAGAGATTTTGTTGCACCAAAAGCAAAAAAGGTACAAAAAAAATTAGGGATACATAGTTTTCAACCGATGTACAGCCTCAGCGATAGCCTGGGCCGTATCCACCATGTCGTTTGCCGTATTGTCATACCCCAGTGAGATACGGACTGTTGACGCTGCGTCTTCATCTGACAGCCCAATTCCTTTTAGAACATGGGACGGTACAGAGTCGGATGCGCTGCAAGCAGAGCCGGCAGAAAGATAAATTTCCTTTTGATCCAGCAAAAGAAGCAGTGCTTCACTGTTCACACCTGGAATTGTTATGCTGATGATGTTATGGGTTCGCAAATCGGCGGCGTTCTGCCGATACTCTCCAGGCATTACCTTATCCAGCTCTTTCAACAGAACATATTCCTGACTGTTCCACTTTTGAATTTGCCGAGGAAGCCGATGAATGATAATCTCAGCAGCTTTGCCAAGACCTACGATGCCGGGCACATTGTATGTTCCCGCTCTCATGCCGTGCTCCTGTCCGCCACCACCGATTAGCGCCCTCTTGGAAACTCCATTGCGTACATAGAGCACTCCAACACCAGGAGGTGCGCCGAACTTATGCCCGGACATCGAGAGGAAATCCATACCACACTTCTTAACGTCGATGGGAATGTGGCCCGCCGCCTGCACAGCATCCACATGGAAAGACAATCTATTCTTTTTACAAAGCATTGCAATTTCCTCAATGGGATTGATCGTGCCAAGCTCGTTGTTTACCCACATCACAGACACAGCTTGATAACAGCTGGAATCAAGGAGGTGTCTTAGATCGTCCATATCCACACTTCCGTCTGACAGGTTCTTCACATAGGTGACTTCATGTGCCCACTCTTCCAGTGGATGAGGCACGGAATGATGTTCAAGTCTGGTTGTGATAACTCGCTCACCCATAACATATCGGGCAAATGTGTTGTTGGACTCCGTACCACCGGAGGTAAAGAAAATCTCCGATGTATCAGCGTTGATCATTTTGGCAACCTGTTCACGAGCGTTCTCTATGGCCTGCGATGCGTTCACGCCCTGCGTGTGAATACTGCTGGCGTTACCTACATGATCCGGCTGAAACCAAGGAAGCATGGCTTCCAAAACCTCTGGGAATACGGCTGTGGTCGCTGCATGGTCGAGATAAATCACTGGTATCACCTCTTTCTGAAAAAGAGGCTCAGACAAGATATCCGTGGGTATTGGAAAATTCGCCTGAGCCTCCTTTGAGAGATTTTATTGCTTGCTATTCGGTTTTAAGAGAAGCGCAGAGCATCCTCGACGGGCTGATAGCGATCCACATTGATGGCTTCCAGCAAACACTCGTAGGGGTCGAGCTTGCCGCTCATAACCATCTTGGCGATGTTCACAGAGAAACCACTGACCAAGGCAACGCCCATATCGTTCTCCTTGACGGGGATGGTGCCCGTGCGAGAGGCCACATTCCAGAACACCAACCGAGGCATCTTGTAGCCCGCTGCCTCATACCGCTTGGCAATCTCCTTGAACAAGTTGGCGTTGGGACGGCCAGAAGAGTAGGAAGACCAGCCGGTGCCCCACACCGTACCCGCCGTCGTGCAGGAGTCAAACTCCATATCGGAGATGATGAGGATATTGGTAGGCAGCTCATCCTGCTCCATATGGTTGGCCTTGGCCGTCTCCAGAATCAGGTCGAAAACCGCCTCCACATTGGTGTTGGCACCGGCGTGGTGATCGTGGGTGATGCGCAGCTTCTCATAGAGGTTCTTACCGTTACGCAGGCTGATGAGCTGGGGCCGATCAGAAAAGCTCATATACTGATCCTTGAACTGACCAGAGGAACGCTCGGCGAAATAGATCGCCAAGGCGTTCGCCACCTCCAAGGGGCGGGCAGTGCTGCCGGGCAGGTTCACCCATTCCATGCTCCCACTGTCATCCATGACCACCATCGTGTTACCACATCCACTCACGGTATCGGGCAGGTTGCTCCACAGCGCCTCCAGCGTGTCGTCCACGTTATACGCACTGCGATACTTGTTGACGATCTCATGCGGGAAAAGAGCGCCAGCATTGATGTGGCTCTCACCCTTCTTCACGCTTTCCAAGAAAGCGCGGCGGCGATCCTCGTCATGGCGGAGGAAAGCCTTGTTGTACACCAGATTGGCACGGGAGGGGACACGGGGGTACTCGATCTCGTCCCACTGCTGGGCGGACATCTGCTGCTCCACGACCTTGAGGTAGTTGCAGAGGATAGCCAGCGTGGACTGGTATTCACTCTCGGTCATGTGCAGTCCCTTCCGCATGGTCTGGCCGTAGCTTCTCGTCCGCTTGGAAGATGTCTTGCAGCGGGGCATCCACTTGGCGAGAAGGGATACGGGCTTCTTCGCCATACGGTTTTCTGTGTCCTCCATGAGCTGCTGGCGCACCAGGCTGATCACGTCCTCCTTGAGGGGCGTATCCAGTAGGCACCACAGGTCGTCCCAACGGCCATATTCTGGCACCAGCGGGATGATGGGCTTGATATACTGCGGCATGGTTTTCGCCATGTCAAGCAACACAGCCCGGAACAGCCGCCGCTCACCCAGACCGCCACGCACATCACGTGCGTAAAACAGCCATTTCATAGCCGTCAGCTTGTCATCGAAGAACGCCTTGGAGAAACGCTTGGCAATCTCCGTCTCCGGCGTTTTCCGTAGGGAGGCCACGGCAAAGCTCAGATCCAACAAATTCTTTCCCGTGGTGCGGTAGCCCACTGCGCCGTTCTCGGTGATAGAAACGTTGTGGTTGTCCCCGTTCAGCGTGTCCTTCATGCTGTTCATAAAGTCACCCATTTTCTCTTACCTCCTTGATTTTGAGATACTCGGAACACATAGGGATTTTTGTTGTTCGTGTTCAGAGATGTACCCGTCTTTCCGGGTTGTCTAAGGTACGGCGGGTAGGATTTGAACCTACGAATGGCAGCTTGGCTTCCTTTTTACATTGCTGTTAGTGAAACTGGGGTGTTCCACATTTTATAGGGCTGCTGTGTTAAACCACTTCACCACCGCCGTGTAGGTGCCAGGGGTTGGATTTGAACCAACGACCTTCGGCTCCTGGCCGACGCTCTATCCAGATAAACTTGCTGTTCACGCCTCTTAAAAGACGCACGTTTTTTTTGACTGAGCTACCCTGACATATGTTGCGGCAGGCAGGACTCGAACCTACAGTGTAGCGGTTCCCATTAGCATACCTTGCTGTCAGTGAAACCAGACGTTTCACATTTTGCATTACCGCCGTGTCTACCATTCCACCACTGCCGCATAAATGCTCGTCTTTCCAAGCTGCCATCGGTTCTCCACTTTTCGTTGTCTGAACCGAAAACTTGGCCCACGCTGGTTCAAATTCTATCTGGAGAGAATGGAACCAGAAACTAAATACTCCTTGTGCCAGGGGTGGGACTCGAACCCACGACCACGGGATTAAAAAGTCCTTTTGAAAATTGCTGTGCGCGTTTCCTTGAATACGCATTGATACGTGCTCTATCCGCTGAGCTACCCTGGCTTATCATATGTGTGGGTGAGGATTTCCACCTCACAAAGCGTCTTCTACCGTTCGTGTGCGCACACTCTGGGCGGTTCTCACGCCTGAACCACTTGCGTCTACATATTCCGCCACCACACATATAATCCTGGCTCTCACAGGTGGGAGCGGTACGTTCTCCCAGATGTTCCGATTTGCACGGTCACTACACTTATTTTACGTCCGTTGCTGATCACCATTAGACGGCGTTCTCTGTACCAGAGCAATCGCATTGTGCGAACGCATTTTGTTTCCCCAAATTTACGGATGATTTGCTGTTAGCGTCCATTGTTATCATTTTTCAAAAATCGCACTGAAAGCGGTGAATGTGTTGCTACTCAGGATTGGATTAGGGCTTGTCTCGTGCTTTATTCATTGCAGATCCTCCTTAGCTGCTTCCCTGAAAATTCCGCACTTATGTGGGCGGCTCACATTTTGAGATCACATTGGGGCAACCGCCCCGCACATTTTCGCAGCCGATTTACATTTTTCAAAGTAGGGCTTAAACGGTCTGGTCACGTGCTCTATTCATGGCACGAACCTCCTTTCTAAGACTCTTATGACGGCTTTAGGGGAGCTGCGGAGTTGAACCGCAAGCAAAAGATTTCCATTCTTTTTTTTGGTAAGATTGCTGTAAGTGTCCGCCGTTGATTACACTTTTATGTGCTGCCACCGGACGCTCCCCGTATTGCCCGTCTTTCCAGGCTGTCAGTGGTCTTTCCCACCGTCAGAAAGGGGGTCGCCGCCCACCACAGCGGCGATGGCGAAGGGAGCGGGACTCGAACCCACACGTCCTTGCGGGCTACTGCTGGTTTAGCAAACCAGTGCCTTACCAGTTAGGCTTATCCCTCCATGTGCAGCCTGGGCCGCAACGAGACGCATTAAACGTGACGAATTAGCAGTTCGTTGTTTTTTTGATTGCTGTTAGCGTCTCACTACTCACATCGTCAGGCTGTGTTCCAACCCGGCGATTGCTCGGCTCATGCCGGCGATCCGTCCACGCAGAGAGTCTATCGTCTGCTGTATCTCCTCCTTGTCGTGGGAGACAGGCACACTCTTCTTTCCGAATGCCATAGCGCCCTCCTCAGTTCATGCCGTCGATGGAGACGATGGACGTTCCACCAGACACCTTGGGCATCTGCCCGTTCCACTGCTCATACTTGATCTTCTCAATCAGCTCAGGAGTGAGAGAGGCGGCAATCACACGGTTGGCCTCCGCCTCCGCTTCAGCGGCAATCCGCACCACATCAGCTTCGGCGTTCGCCTTAACAACGGCTGTCTCGGCTTGGATCTCGGCGACTTCCTTTTCCTTGTTGGCCTGAATCTTGGCGGTCTGTGCCTCAATGTTTGCCAGCTCCAGCTCCTGCTGGGCTGTGACTTTCTTCTGAATTGCCGCCGCCGTCTCAGCGTCCACGGAAATGTCTGTAAAGTTCACGGTGTCAATGATGATGCCGTATCCGTCGAACTTCTCTTTGAGGTAGGTGTCCAGCTCGGTATTGATGGCGGTACGCTGATCGCCGAAGATGTCCGTAACGGGGTAGTTGGCACTGACCTCCTGCGTCCAAGCGATAATCTTGGGCTTGATGAACGTATCCTTGATTTCCTCGCCAGACTTGCCCTTAAAGGTAACAAATGTCTGTGCTACTCGTGCCTCGTCAAACCGATAAGAGAACTCCAGGTTGACACGAACCGTCTTGCCGTCTGAGGTGGGAACGTTGAAGCTCTCGTCACTGGAGGAGTCACCCTTATCATCCGCCGTCAGGTAGGACTGCTCGATGCCGATGGAGTAGGTTGTGACCTTCTTGGTGGGCGCTACCAGGTGCCAGCCCTGGGTCAGCACCTCGCCGTCCACGCCGCCGTTCATGTTGTACACCACACCCACATAGCCTGCCGGCACGCGGCTGGTGCAGAGCAGCGCAAGGATCACCACGCCAAAGATGATGACCGCCAAAGCGATTGCGCCAACAAAACCCTTTTTCTTCATGTTGTCGTTACCTCCGTTTTTTAATAGTCTGCTGTGTCGTTCTCTGCTGGGATATCCGGGTCTTCCTCATCCTCCTCGTTCATGGCGTCCTTGGCGTCTCCCCAGATTTGACTGATTAGGTCGCCCAACGACCAGTACGAGGATGAAAGCAGCAACCACAGCAAAGCCGCTGCCAGAAAGACCAGAAAGATAAATACAGGCAAGTTCTCCCCCCCTATGCTAATTTTGAGAGATTTTGTTGCTTGCTATTGAGTTCTTAAAACGGCGTAAGCCGTTTTAAGAGTTATAGCCTTTAGTAGAATAACCGCTTGTAAAGCGTGTAGTCGTTCATACGCTGCCGGTATATGCGCTGCACATCCGTCTTGGCCTTTGGATTGACAAAATCCTCACAGAACACCTTGGAGGCAAAGGCCAGGTCGTCCAAATTGAACTTTGTGCTCTCGCATTCCAGCATATACGCCCGGTAGAATATTCCCGACAACCGCACCACCTCAAACCGAAGTGCTCCGATGTGATCCAGTATCTTGTCCATACGGCTCAAACTGCGCCGCATATGGAAGACGGTCATTTGAGATGAAGCAAGTGTCCGTATCAGGTTGGGCGACTCAGCGTAGCGCATGAAAGTAAGACCCTTGGACTGCTTGTAGTAGCCGTCCGCGTCCCGCAGGCGGGCCAGGATTTCGGTCACAAAACTTGGCATGGAAATCATCTGACCGTTCAGCATCACACCTTCATTTGTTACGGCGTCCTTCGGGAGATTGATGATTTCCTCCTCTGTCAAGCCAAACCAGGCCAGATAAAGGATCGAAACTGGCACATCAAAAACCATATCGTCCGCACGCGCCGCAGCGTCTATGGTGCTCTGGATCATCTCACGCAACATGGACAAATTCTTGTAGTAGCGGATGCGTCCATCTTCCGACTTGATACTCAGCTCCTCCGGCTTGATGGAAAAGATGATCTGCTCATGTTCCTCTGGCATAACCTGATGGGAAATCATATACCGGACGTAGTGCATAACGACTTTCCTATCGTTGAGAAAGGTGCCGGTCTTTTGCACCAGGAGGGAACTGAACAGCTTGATGTACTCCTCTCTGGTGTATCCCTCGTCCAGCGTCTTACCGAAGCTCTCCTCGAACTTCAAGACCTTGTTCCATGTCCTTTGGAACTGTGCGGCCTGCGGGTATGAGGAACTGCCCTCCGGGTCGTCGAAATATTTCTTGCGGTTCATGGCGTCCTCCGTTTCTCCACAAAAGATTTTGTGTAATGCTATCTTAGCACTTCTTGACGGGTTTGTCAATAGGGTGAAACAAAATTGCAGAGATTTTTTTTGGAGGTCGCCTTGGCTATTACTCTTCCAGCCGACGATGCAGCCAGTTCTTTTGCTGAGGGGTCAGACGGTCAACCATCTTGCCCAGCCACTTGAAATCTGTCGCAAGCAACCGCCAGTTGAAATAGTTGGCTTCCTCAAAACCCAGCTGCCGGCTGTCCAGGCCAGTGTCTTGGGCAAAGAACTTGTCCAGCAGACCCATGATCTGCTCATTGGTGGCCTCCAAGGGGCGGCGCATCTGCTTCCCACCGTTCAGATCAGCGACCAGCGCACACTTCACTCCCTGAACGGGCTGGGCGGTTATCTGGATGTACGCGCTGGACACCGAGGACATCTGCTTGGGAAGCGGGCCGCGATAAGGAAGCATGATGTTCTCCTTTTTTGCGCTGTGAAGCTCCACCGCGCTGGTGTCCAGCTCAAAGCCTCCGAAATCTTCTACCGGATTGTTCCGCAGTTGCATTTTCCTACCTCCGTTCATTTTTTGGTTGACGTTCATTGAAATATGTGATATAATTTTCTCGAAACACGAAAGTTATCGTGTCTGTTGCCTACTATACCATCAAACTTTCGTGCTGTCAAGTGGTTTTCACGAAAATCTGCGTGACTTTTTCAAAATTTCTACTGGGAGGTCATGTTATGGAGTCCATCATCTTTACAAGGATCAAGGAACTGTGTGTTGAAAACGACATCACAGTCAATAAACTTGAGTCCGAGTTGGGTATGAGCCAATATTCCATTGGGAGATGGAAAAACGCCACATCACCCACTATTGACAAGGTTTCCAAGATCGCTAAATATTTCAATGTCTCCATAGACTACTTGGTAGGCGCTACAGACATCCGCACACCCATGGATACCATGATGAAGGATCAGGACTTCATCTCTATCCAGCGGGCGCGGGAGCAAATGAGCGACAGAGATCGGCAGCGCATGATGATTATGCTAAAGGCCGGCTTTGACTTTGCTTTTTCCGACGACAAGTCCCGTTTATCGGACACTTGATATGATATACTTGTTTCCCAACGGTTCCGAAAGGAGGCAGAAATGGTCAGGACTGTCTATGTCCAACGTAAAGTGCTGGAGATATACCAACGGATGGATACTATCATCTATCCCATCCAACCCTTAACGGTAATTCCATGCCTTACCCAGCATTGTCGAGCGCTTACCTATCAGGATATGGCAAAGCTCAACCAATGCAACATCAAAGATGTAGCTGTCATGTGTAAAAGCAATTCCGGTGCAACCCACTACGATACTGAACAGAACCGTTACCTCATCCTTTACAACGACGCTATGAACCAAGGAAGGGTTCGATGGACAATCAGCCATGAAATCGGCCACATCTGCATTGGGCACCTGGAAATGATTGAGGAAGCAGAGATTGCTTGCTCCGAATGGCGGGAACCATACAATCAGTTCGAGGGTGAAGCTGACTATTTTGCTTGGAACCTCATCGCTCCACTCCCTATCATGCGTGAAATGGGCATCCGTACTGCAAATCAGATACAAACCGTGTACGGCCTGTCATCCCAAGCCGCCGCTCTCCACTATGACAGATACCTCAAGTGGTGCCGCAGCCATATCAAAACCGCTTGGGAAAACAATATGCTCCGAGAGTTCCGCTGTAAATTCCAGAAGTGACTTTTGGGGATACCGCCCTCTTGCGAGGGCGGTATTTTTTTTACTCAATCACCTGTTTGCCCCAGGAAAGATAGGACAATCCCTTGTCATCCACCTTGCGAGACATCAGCAGACTCATAAGGTCATAGTCCACGCCGAAGCGGTTATACACCTCATCCAAGTCCACATCCTGCCCCTTCATAAACAGGTTCAACTTCTCCTTTGCAAGAACCATCTGCATTTGGTTAGACTCAATGCTTCCAGAGTAGGTAACAAAGTAGATGTCCTTCCAGTCTGTAGAGGTGAAGCGGACAAACCTCATATAGAACTGGCTCATCCGGGCATTATTATAGTGCAGCTCTGGGATAACCACCTTGTTTACAAACTCGAAGTTGACCGAAGATGGGAGGCATTGCTGAGTACAGACCATAATGCCATTGCCGCTTTCCTTCAGAGACTTTTTCAGCTTCCGCCGTCCGGCCAAGGTCGTGGTGCTGCCAGTGACGGTAAACAGCTTACGCTTAGGGAAACGCTGCCGAATTGCCTCAGTGTATGCCTCCACAACGTTTTTATGGCGGACACCGATTACCACGACCTCATCATTCCACTCTGCCACCATATCGCAGACCTTCCTGATCTTGACTGGCAAATCCGCACTGTCGTATTCCTCCACAGTGTTGGGGGCGGCAGAAATACGCAGGAGCAGGGTGATTTGCTGGATCAGAGCCATCATGCTATCCTTTCGGCTGTTTCCGGTGAGGGCAAAATACCGCTGACGCAACGCAAAAAACTCCTCAACCGCTTTCCGATACACCTCGCGTTCCACGGAGGAGAACGACACAGGAACCTGGTGGATGCGACGGATCTCCTTGCCCGTGATTTCCGCGAACGTTCTGGTAATGACAGCGTAAGACAACATCCTGTTCAGCGCGTCCGCATTGTAGATATCCTGGGTCTTTTTACCAACACCAAACACGGTGATCTTCTCCGGCAAATGAGACTCAGCAAACAAACGGTATCCAGGCTTGTAGGCGGGGATGGGCTTGCCATAGAAGGGGTTGTTAGTGCTGCCCAGCCAGCTACCGTCCTCGTCTTTTTCATACTGATACAAGCACTCCGCCCAAGAAATCATATTGTAAGAGTTGTTATAAAGCAGTTCCAGCTGTGGCGCACTCTCCGAGATGTTGTTCCGAGTGACGGTGCCAGTCATTTCCAGCTTAAACCGAACCTTTCTGAAGCAATCCAGTACAGCCTTGGTGCGTTTGCTATCTGGGTTGGTCATCTCATCGCTCTCGTCAAATACCAAATCCACGTTCCGCTGCCGCATCTTGATGTGGCGCTTGATCTGCTTGCGGTACTTGGAGAGCATATTCAGGGTGATGATGACAAACTCACCATCCCTTACCCCATCCAGGTCGGAGAGGGTGCGGATCATCCGATAGTTGGTCATACCATAGTTTTTGAACACCAGATCCCAGTTATTTTTGATGGAGATAGCTGTGGACACAACCCAGACGTTCCGAGCACCCTGCCGCTCCATACGATACCTACCCGTAGCGATACCTGCCAGCGTCTTGCCGCCGCCCTGCTCCCACTGTAGGAGATGGTAACGCTTCTGTAAGATCAGGTTGAGGTTATGCTTCTGAGTGTCGTTAAGGTGTATCCACTCCTCATTCTCATTATCATAGACGGTAAACTCGTCCAAGAACCGAGCAATCTTAGCGTCCAGCTCCATCTCTTCAAAGGGTTTTGTCTCTCGGTCATAGTCACGCTGCTTGCGGCGAATGAGACGGGCATACTGCTCTAAACCCGTGCCGTCCATCTGCCCCGAAACGAGAGCGTAAAACGGGACAAACTGCTTCATTTCCAACGTCATGGACTGCCGTACCTTTTTACTATACCCTTTGTAAATCAGTCCGCCGTCCTGCTTGACCAACCGGATCACATCGCGGCTGGGCTTCTTGTGCTGGGACTTGACCACACGCCGAAGATAGGCCAGCACCTTAGCTTCTGTAATGCGGATTTTTGCCCACTCCTCGTATTTCATATCGGCGGGCTGAACCTGGTGCTGGAACTTATACAGATACTCCTGGCACTTGGCGTACTTGTCGGCCAGCTTGGGGTTTTTCTTAATGTGAAACAACATCTTCTGCACTTGGTAGTCAAACTCACTGCAATTATCACTGCGTCCAAGCAGCTCGGCACGAGCGCGATTTTGTTGCTTCAGCATTTTGGCAGGAGCCACGATTTTCTCCTTGGTGTAACGCAGTAGATCGGCGGTGTCATCCAGGCTGAACATTTGAGCGTCGCAATCCAAACGGTAAACGCCGGAGACTTCCTCACCGTCCATTCGTTTCTGCCAGAACATCACCTTTGTAAGATAGTTGGTTACACCCAGATATCTGAACGCGCCGCCCATAATCTCAATCTGTCCCATAAAGGAAAAGTGCTTTTCCATCTCTGCAATTTTTTGTTTATCCATATAATCATCAGAGAGGAATTGTGCTGGCACCACGATAGCCATGATACCCAGGGGCTTGAGAAGCTGCGCTGCCTTGAGACAGTAGTACATCTGAGAAATATACTCTGTATCATCCACCTGCCATTTCAGATTGAAGGGCGGATTGCCCACCACAAAATCGAAGTGCATATCCGGCTCATAGAAACGAATGTCCTTATGCTCCAAATTGGCGGCAGGGTAGAGATAGTGAGCAACCTTATGGGATTTGATATCCAGCTCACAGCCATAGAAGTTGGCCTCCACCGGCATGAAGTTGGCAAAGTGCGCCATCCCGGAGGTAAGGTCGGCTACGGTGTCGGTCATCCCTACATCCAGTGCCTCCATGATGAACTGGCACAGGGCAGGCGGAGTGAAGAACTGCCCGTTCTCGATCTCCTTCTTAGCCTCGCCGTACTCGTGGTAGTTGGCAAAATCCGACCGTTTCAGGCCGTGCAGTCCGCCGTCGCCGGTGTAAGCGTTGAAGATATCCTCACGGGTGATGCCCTCCTGCTCCGCTATATCCTGATCGACGATATAGAGGATCTTGTCGTTCAGCTCACGACGGGCCTCCTGGGGGATAATCTCATTGTGAAATGTGTATTTCATGCAGTCACCGCCTCAATTTATTGAGAGATTTTGTTGCTTGCTAAGGATAAAGTGGATGGAGGCTTTTGTATGGAGTCCTCCAAGAACCACACCCTCCATCACTATTACAAAGAGAAAGAGGGATTTGCTAACCTAAGCACGATATCCTATACCGTCTTTGGTCGGGGCCATCTCCCGATATGCCTCCTGCACAGCCTCCCATATCTGATCCTCTGTGCAATATTTCAAGTATTCGTTGTGGATGTACTCACGGCGGGCATCACGATCCAATACCCGGTATTCGTATCTGTCACGTATCTGTGCCGCCAAACTGATCGGCTTCCGCTTTCGGTAGGGTGTGATGCAGACATCCTCAATACGATACTGGCACTCGCCGCCATAGTTCAGAATCGTCCTTACAACGATCTCAACCCTGTCCCTATTTTCGTTTACAAATATCATGTTGACACCTCCATACTTTCCCGCAAAAGGACTGTTTTATATCTCACGAACAACAAAATTGTATCCAACTTTGTTGAGGCGGGCCACAGTATCAGCAGCCTCCTGATACGACTCGAACTTTTTGGCACATTCCTTGATAGTTATATTGATTAGACTGTAATATTTTGGGTTTGGCCCACCATAAAAGCCAGTCGAAATCAGCTTTCCAGAATCATTTGCGGCCATCCATTCCAACACATACATATCTCTGCCTCCATAAAAGAATTATTTGTTTAGCTAAGGTAGTCTTTGGTTGTAACCGCTACACGATCCAAGAACTGTTCCCAATCTGTATTCTGCTCATAAGACGGCCAGTTGTGGTATTCTCGAATCATGGGCCAGACCTTCTTGGCAATTTGCGGAGCGTTCAGAATTTTTACCATGGGGACAAAGTTGGTGATCCGCAGCCACGCTTTATTTTGTAGTACGATGTCGCCCCAGCAGTCCGCATAGCAGAACTTCTCCGGTCTGGTAATCCCGAAATATTTTTTCAGGTAATACGTTGTCGGTTTCCCAAAGTCGTCAGCCGGTGGCCTCCACGACCGGCTGAAATAGTCGTGATGATTGATGTAGAGATCGTCTCCTTTTAGAAAGAGCTGGCATTTGCATTTTCCAAAAGAGACAGATGCGAATTTCATGATGCCGCACAGCTCCTGCGGCTTCTTGTGATTCTTCCCGCTGGAAAGCACAGCGTACTCCGCCTGGGGAAACAGAAACTGTTTGCAAAAATCAGCGGGGTTTGTGAGGTTCCATCCAAAGGGCACGACAACTGCGCCTGTTTTCCACAGCTGATACTTGCAGAAATCAAACCACACGTTATCCACACTGTCCTGCATAAGCTGGACTATGCAAGCGCCCACCGGCGTATCCACCTGCAGCACATGGACGATAGAACTGTTGTGTTCCACAGTCGTACAGCTTGTTGCAGCTTCCAGCATTTGCTGAATATACGCCACATGGGACTGTCCAACATAGTCCTCTATTATGGCGTCCGGCCAATGCTCCTGAGCCTCGGCCTGGGTGCGGTAGTAGAGAAAAAGGGTATGGCCGTCTCCCGTCTGCACCTTGAACCGCTTCATCTGAACACCTCCAAAATTGTTTCTATTTGTATTACAGGCGGGGAACGGCATTTGCTAACCTACAATTTCCCTTGTTTGACAAGCTCCTGCCGCCAAGCCTGGTATCGCTCTCCGTTCACACCCTGCCATTCCTCAGTGTCGTGCGTCCACTGGTAAAGATCGGCGTCTGCGGCCTCCACCGTCGCGGCAAAATAGCACCAGCACTCCCTGACAGACTCCGAATAGTCGGCGACACTGGTGTATGCCACAACCCTTTTGGCAAATCTTCCACAGGAGCAGAAATTTCCCATCCAGTTGAGATGACTACGCATAAACCTTATGATGTCATCCTCAGTAACCATCCGGTCAAACTCAATCCAAAACATGGACATATTTGTTTTGTTGTGCCCCTGGCAAGACATATTGGTGGGTAGTCCGTTTTCATTGAAGAAACGGACAAGAGGAATTACCCTCTTGTCCAGCTTCGACTCCACATACTGACTCATGGCCTTACCTCCGCTAACCTACAGTTACTTTCCCGCCCAAATCTATCTCACTTTGGGCCATCAGCTTATCCGTAAAGCCATTCGTGTACTGTCCAGAATTGCTCCGTACTGTAACAAGCTGAAACATGGTACAGATGCGTTCTGATAAGCTGGGATCAGACAATGCGTATTGGTGAAAGAGACACCGAAGATCGAATCCGGGCTTATTCGCACTGTTAAGATAGTCAAACAGCGCTTCCTCCAAAATTGACTCCATCAGCCTGCCCTTATAGTCCTCTTTCGGGCAAGCGCACTCATGGCTCATGTATGCGGCAATGGCTTCCATGGGTGTTTCTCCCGCACCTTCCAACTGGCAATGGCCTTTGCAGCACATGATGATATTGCAGGTTCTTTGTTCCATACTCGCTCTCACCTTTCCTCGTATCCCCAAATGAACCCACAGTAGGGCAGACCATCCTCCAAGGCACGCTGCACCGCCAAAACCGCATTGATGGAAGCGCGAATAATCTCCTCCTTATTTTTCTTTGACGGTTTGATAAAGTTTGTAACAGCATGAAACGCAGCCTTGTTGATGTCACGGAAATATGACTTTTTGTTCGTATCCAACCGTGTTGCTGTGATGTACTTGATCTTGACCTCTGGATGGTAGTTCCCTTTGGCGGCGTTACACTTTTCGCACATTGGCTGGAGATTTTCTACGGTATCTTCTCCGCCCTTACTCTTGGGCAGAATGTGATCCTTGGTTATCAGTGTCCCGTCATCCGCGAACAAGTTGAAATGGCGGCGGGCGGTAGAGTCATCTCCACACAGTTTGAAGTGTGTTCCAACCTTGCCACAGCAGACACAGGTGGTGCCCTTTTGATAAAAGGTCATATACCGCAGAGAGATAGGATGTACCTTGAAACCATCCACCTCAACATCCTTGGACTTCTTCAACCGGCTGTCACGGCGAAGCAGATCACCTTCTCCAATCAGCCCAAAAACTTCCGCGATCTCATATCGCTTTGGCTCTATGATTTGCATATTCTTCTCCTTAGCAGTAGATTGGCTTTTCTCCACGTTCCTCGGTTTCCCCCTGGAAACAGTGGCCGCAGTATTCCCAGATGCCGTTAGGCCATTCGCCGGCCACCTTGCGGAAGGTGGCATAGGTGTTTCGCCACTTACCTGTTCTGTCATCCAGCTTGGTATCATACGGCTCACCCATTTGAGAGCAGCCCGACCTCATGCAGGCGGGCGGTAAGCAGTCCATCGCGTTGTCCACCACAGCTTGGGTTACAAAGTCGCCGGGCTTGGCGAGATGGTATCTGAACGTGTCCTCATCCAGCACAGGCTTACCTTCCCAGAAGTTCATCCTGTCTACCCCTGCGGCGTTCGATTTCAGCAGATACACCTCATCCAAATCCGCCAGCAGAGCCGTCAGGTGCTCCAAATCATGGGCGATGCCCAGCCGTGCCCCAACGTTGCGGCTGTCCGAGGGGTCAAGATGAGAATGATAGCAGTGGTTGATCTGGGGGATGACTTTCAGGAAGTCCGCCATGGAGGACACGGCGTTCAGCATCTCCATGATTTCAGGCCAGGTCTTATCACAGCCGTCCGCACCGGGGCCGAAGATGGTTCTCATTGCCGAAAAATCCTCCTTGTCTCCGTTATACTCCTCAGAGACGTACCAGGTGCTGTTGCTGTCGTTCCAAAACACAATTTTTCTTCTGGTCATGTCGAACCCTCCTTTTTATGCCCTCCACCCAACCGAGTGGAGGGCTGGTCATGATTGTCTCCATTATCATTACAGGTGAAAAATCCCAATCCGCTAACCGCCTTTTACAAAATTCTCAGCGGAAGAACGTATCCGGTGATATGGTTGATATCGTCCATCCAGTTCTTGGGATACACCAGCAAAGAGCAGAAGCAGCTTTGCTTACCGTACCTGCCAATGTAAACCATGGCACCAGAGCCAACAGCCTCCACAGCATCAACCAAATAGCGGGGATCATAGTACCCTTCAACCATTTCGCCATCGTTGTTTTGCGCAGTCAGCTTTACAGGAACAGCGCCAGTCTTGTGAGTCTTTCCAGCTTTCCAATCCTTGGAGAGCTTCTTCCACTCGCTGACGTGGTTGGCAGTTACAGTTAAGGCCAGGAAGTGATCGGTATACTTGTCGGAGCACTCAACTTCCCGCCGCATAACGTCCCACAACCCGTCCATCCGTTCCGCCTCCGGTACTCCGTCCGGCTTTTCTTGGAAAATCACCGCCACCATACCGTCTGTTACGATGTGGTGTTCCCAACTGGGGTGGACACCGGCCTTTTTCTCTATGCCGGTGTCCGTCTTTTTGTTCTGCTTCTCCCACTCAATATGAGAAGCCTCACGGTCGATGATCCGCTGCAAAGCGGCTTGCTGTTTCTTTGTCATGCAGCGTTTACCTCCACATATCTCCGCAGGTAGTTCTCCACAAACTCCTGGGCGTAGGCCGCGCTGGAAAACTTGATATCCACACGACCATTTTTGAACAGCTTGATGTTCTTGACCTTCTCCATGTTGTTGATAGGGAACACATTGTTCTTGGTATCATACCTGAACAGCTCAGGGAACCACAGGTGTCCCTCATTCATCCGCCCGCACTGGAAATAGGCGACGGCTTCCAGCACGTGCTTTAGCCCATCAGACGCAGACCACTCAGGATAGCTCCGCCAACTGTCATCGCGGCAGTGGCACCAGTACCCGCTGTCCAGCAGCTTGAGGGTATCATTTTTGACCTCAAACTCCTCCTCAATCTTATCAGTGCGCCAGTCCTTTCTGTGCCCGGCTTTCCAGCACCGCGCCAGCATCTCGTTCATGGCCCGCTCCTGGAAGGAGAACCCACCCAACTGGGTGATGATCTCGTCCACGATCTGCTCATAACGCAGGGGAAGGTGTCGGAGGAGGTTGGTATGCTGCGCCACCAACTCCTTATGCTTGGCACATTTCTTATTGAAATCTTCCCGCTCCTCCTCCGTCATGCTGTTCCAGCTGCGATAGCGGCGCACATCAACAAAGTCATCGTTGGGTTTCTCCGGGATGAGGTGCTTCTTGACATCGTAAACGCTCAGTTCCACGGAATAGGTACGGGCGAAATAGTTGACCACACGGTCAATGAACATTTCATTCCGTGCCTCCATAGCACGGCGGGCATCGTCCGAAGCGAAACGGAACCCGTCGGTGTGCATATAGGGATTGTAGAAATCCTTGGTATCCTCTCCAAGGATGCCGCGCTGTTCCGCATTCAGCGCATCATACAGATCGGCCAACTGCTCCAGCGCGGGGCCAGATTTGTCGAACGCCTCCTGCTCTCGCAGGCACACCGCCTTGTCCGCCTCAGAGATACGGGCGTCGGCTTTGATCTCCACATGAGAAAATTTGTTAAGCAGACTCATTGATTACATCCTCCTTACTGTCGTGCCCAGCGCTGCCGGGCTTTTTCCTGTGCGTACCGTTCTGCCTTGCGCTCCTGATGGCGCTCACAGACGAGGCCACCAATCAGAAAGAGCAATCCAAAGAAGATTTCCATTCGTCACACCTCCCTGTGCTCCACATAGTATTTAGCAAAGTCAAACTCGGTCTTGCTAACCGTGTAACTGAAATTTTCCCTAACCAAGCGGTACTCCGTTCTGGGCTTGCCCTGCCTTGTCACACCGTCCCGCTGCTCTGGCATCCAGCCGTCCCTAACCGCCTGGACAACAAACTCACGACGAGTCATTACCTTGCCATCACAACGGACAAGAGAACCGAGAACAGCATCTACCCTGCCGAAGCGCATGGGGGACATGGTGTCTACCCATCCGAAATACTTGGCCTTGGCAGCGTCCAGCTCTGCCTGCTGGCGGGCTTTCTCCGCTGCTTCCTGTTCTTCCAGCACACGGCGGCGCTCCCTCTCCGCTGCTTCTTTGCGGGCGTAGTAGTCCAGACGGTGCTGGGCATAGCGTTCGGCGGCGGCACAATCAAACTGACGGAAGAACTCAATATCGGCAGCACCGATGAATTTGTCCTGTTCCATACGCTCGTTCAAACTCATGTACATATGAACGGCGCTGTCAATCTGGCAGCGGCGCATGGTATCCGCAACCCGTTCCACGGTGTATCGCTCAGGGTAAGACATTCTCTCAAACATCAGGCCGTCCAACTTGTCGTCAAAGAAGATGACCAGGTTGAACAGGAGATCGCCCCGCTCGTTTTTCGTCTCCTTGGTTTTGTAGAGTGTCCCTATCACGTGCTGCACCTCATACCAGTGGCGCACAACCTTGTTTCCGTCAGCGCCGTACTCAATTACCCTCCGGCGCTCAAAAGGGGTGGTCAGCTTGTCCAAAGTCATACAGAAAACCCCATTTCTTTTTCAAATTCCGCATGACGGCGGGCTTCGATTTCTTCAACCTTATTGGGCAGAAGATTGTACATTTTTGCGTACTCCATTGCCTCAGACTTTTTCTTGGAGAAACTTCCTCCAACTGGGATATGGGGATACCCCCTCATATGGGCATACCACAGCCCACTCTTTACATCCTTGCTTACCGTGTAGCCGCGTTTCATATTCACACCTCTTTACTAAGTTGTATGGAATGGGGTGAGGCTTTGTTTTGCGGAGCCTCCCAGACCGCCCTCCATTTCATATAGCAGAATGAAACTATTCTTTGCTAACCTATCTGATCGGTTTTTTGAACGGTTGGATGTTATAAATCACCACGCTCCCACGATCATCAAAGATATTCCCGGTTGACAGCATACGGAAGAATTTTCTCCCGCGCTCCATATCACGCAGGATCGTCCAGCTCCCAATCTTTTCGGCCTCCGGCCTGGTCAACTCCTCAAACTTAATATCGCTTGACCATCCGTCCTTGACAAACGCAGCCTTGATCTGCTCCACCGTGTTATACATGGCTAAACCTCCTCCAATTTGAAATAGAACGGGATGCCGGCCTGGAAAGGATAGATTGTGAATTTGTCGTCTCCCCACACCCGCATAGCATGGCCGCTCGGCTTGTCCTTGCGAATGGTCTTGCGCTTTTTGCCGTTGAACATAGTTTTGATATGGTCATATCCATATCGGTTGTTATACTCCACCAGCTTGAACACATAGGACTTCTCCGTCTCTTTGACCTCCATCACAATTTTGTAGTGGGAGTGCCAACTGTCATTGTTCTCCGCCACATAGCGTCCAGGCTTCAACATGGTCAAATCTCCTCCCCGTCATAGCAGTAGTCCAGAAAGCCATAGTGCAGGCAGTTGTTGATATCGTCCCGCAGACCATTCTCGAAGTCCATCTTGAACAGCTTCACCTGCTGAGAAATGGACAACTCGTCCCCTTTGTCATAGGTGAACGTCTTGTCGATGATTTTCCGAACGATGAAAGATTTCAGCTTGCGGACAGAGGTAGTAGCCATCATCAGCCTCATGCTGTTACGACTTTTCCACTGGTCACAGGCGAACACGGTAAAAATCTGTTTGCTCATTTTGCACACCTCCATTTTTATTGCCTCATTCCTATTACAAAAAGAGGGGAGAGGTTAGCAAACCTCTCCCCTGATACAATCCTTCCAATGCTTTGAGCGCATTCTTAATCTTGAACTCAAATTTATCCATGCTCACACCGATGCTTTGAACCACCGTGCAAATGCGGTCGATTATAAACTGCTCCATATTTGACCTCCTTGGTTGTCAACCTATTACATTCCAGCTCCATGCGCCGTCCACCATAGGGCGCAGAAACTTGTCACAGATACATTGAGCGGCGGCGATCCCCTCGTCCATAGCGTCCATAAACTTGGCGATCTCCTCCATAGTCAGGGCACCATAGGACGTGGTATCAACCCACATATCCACCCAACAGGCGTAGCCCTCGTTGTCGAAGCAGTTTTCGCTTAAAGTGGGAAGATACCGCGCATCGGGGATACCGCTACGCTTCCGTACCGTTATCCAGAGATGGTCGCCAGTAGACTTGCGCGGGCCACGCACGATTACATCATACTTGCCCACTTCATAGACCTGGCACATATCCCCATCATTCAGCGCACGCTCCTGTACAAGTATAGTCTTGATATCAGTGCTTTTCATTTTCGCATTCCCTCCTTGATGATGCTGAAACATATCTGCTTCCTATTATATTTCCAAACACAATACTGCTTTTGCTAACCTCTGAAATAAAAAAAGCGGTGGAGCGTTTAGCCCCACCGCTTGATACGGGTCAATCATACACGAAATTTTCCCGCCCGATATATTCGCCGTTCGCATAGTCCTCATCAACGTAGCCGGAATACCAGACAAGCTCACCATGCTGCTCCGTCAGATCATTCAGCTTTTCCATACAGTCACCTTCATCGTTGCCGCCGACCGTCACCTCAAAGTCATCTGCGAACCGTCCGCACATTCTAAACGGCTCCAAAATACGGCTGTCAATATCGGAAATGGTGTTATAATAAATCATCAGTTACATCCTCCTAAATTTCACTTCTGTAAACAGTGAAGTCGTAGCTGTTGTCCGTTACCTCCTCCACCCACAACTGGCAGGTGGCGTCGTTGCCGTACTTGTCCCAGGCGATGTGCTCCGCTTCCTCCTGACTGTCGGCCAACACCACGCCGCAACGTTTTCCGATATGCTCATCAGTACGGCGGTGGCACACAGTCATACAGAAGAAGAAAATCTTTTTGCCGTCCATGTTGTATCCTTCCTCCCCGTATAGCCGATGGGACAGCTTTATTGTATCAAACATCCAGCTCATTTGCAAGGGCATAGGCTCCTATTACATTTACAAACCGTTCTAAAATATTGCTAACTAAAAATTACAGGCGAGGCAGATTTCTCCACCTCGCCTGTTTTATTTTACTTTGCGCCCACCCCGGCCAGCAGGGAGGCCATCTTGTCCATCATGGCGTGTCCGTCCATGATACGGCCCCAGTTGTTCTCCCAGTAGTTGGCCGTCTGACGGCGGGGAGCGTTGTGGCCTACCATATCGCTCATGGCGTTCAAAGCGCCCCAGGCGGTGCCCTTGAACTTGGCGATGTCCGGGGCGAAGTAGCAGACCATGTACTCCGTGCGGGCTTTCTTCGCGTTCTGCTTCTCACGGTCGGTGCTATCCTCAGCGATGGGGAACATCTCATCCAGAATCTTGGCGATCTCCTCATCCTTGATGGTCTTGTTCGCCAGGTTGTCAGCGTACACGGCCAGCTTGTCCATGTACTTGTTTGCCATATCCAGACACATCCGCGCCTCGTGGAGCTTGGCCTGAATGTCTCCAGTATGCCGCACAGACCATGCCCGCTTTGCGCCGTTCAGGGCGATGTTCAGGGTGTTGTTGCAAACCACACGCACCGGCGTCATGCAGACACGGATAGCGCCACTCCCGTCGTGGGTGTTGGAGAAGCACAGATACGGCTCCGTCTTGTCGCCGACGATCTCCGTGTCGGGCAGCTTTGCCAACAGCCAAATCTTCCGGCCACCCCGAAGGGAACCCGCCGTGTCATACCGCACGGGAACGTCACCACCGATCAGGGCGTCGGTAAAAGCAAAGGCGTCCACGTTCTGAACGATCTTGTACTGGTCAGACACAACCCCCAGCACAGACCCGTCACTGCTCCGCACGTTGGCCTTGTAGTTGGGAATGACTGCGCCAGTGGGCAGGTGAACATCGTGCCGATCCACCGTCCAGTTCAGCCCAGCCAGCCGCAGCGCGTCGGCGCTGGTAGGCGCTTCCTCCACCCGTGTGCCCAGACCGTGCCAGGGCTTCTCACGAACATACATCATAGTCTCCACATTAGCAGCCATTTTTCTGTTCCTCCTCAAATTTGTTTGTGATTGGTGGGGGGGGGAGGAATGTCCCCTCCCCATTGTACTTACAAGATGCAATAGGGTTTTGCTAACCGTTGTTATAAACTTTTTCCACAACGGGCAGGCAATCATGCCGCCAGGTATAGAAGTCCTCCACAGCGGCGATGGCGTCCTCCTTGGGCATATCGTCGGGGAAGTTGGAAAAGAAGTGCTCCAACCTCTCCACATCAGGACTGAACTCCTCCTCGTCGCACAGTGTCAGCACCTCGCCCAGCGTCAGATCGTTTTCCTTGCAGGCACGCCAGTCATCCTCCGTGAAGTCCAGCACGGAACCCATGGAGCCATGGTAGTCTTGGAGCGTCCAGGCCAGTGTCTCGCTCCAATATTCATCCCGTCCACCCTTTTCGTGGAACTCCGCCTTTGCCTCGGCGATCTTGTTTCTCAGCGTAAACTCTTTCGGCATAATTGACACCTCCTATTTCATATACAGGGATAAAAGCTGTTTTGCTAACTTACTCTATCCAGACTTTTTCTATCCCGAAGGAAATGCGGATGCCCCGGTCGCCGCCGCTCATCATGATGCGGTCAGCCTTGCCCATGATCGTGGTCAGCTTGTCCGTCTCCGCCTTATCAAAGATAGAGATCGACTTGATGTCCAGGAAAATCACCGCGTTCGGCTCATACTGGTTGGGCTTGCATTCGGATAGCTTCACCACATCATCACAGCCCTGCAGAAAGTCCACCAGATTGGCCTTAATCTCCTGATAAAGCGCCAGCTTGGAAAAGTCGGCGCGTTTACCATCGAAGTTTTCATTGTGGTCTACCATTTCCCCGAACTCCTCTGGGGTGATCTTGTCATAATTGTTGCTCATCCCTGCTTCCTCCTAATGTCCATGTAATCCCTGTAGCTCATGCCGCAAAGGTCAGCGGCGTAGTGCAAAGCGGCTTTCTTATCCATCAGCGGGCCAGCGGGCGTCTTGGGAGTCCCCGTTTTGTGGGCATAGTAGCGGTTGCTGCCCTTCTGCTTGGACACGTCATAGGCGATGGTCATATCTTTTCCTCCCTCATAAAGTCCAGGCGATCTTTGCCGCCTGTGATTTTAATTCCTCATCGGAACCGCTCTCGAAGTCCTCCACGAATATCATAGGCAGGCGTCCGTATTTCTTGCGGAACAGAATGTCGAACACGGTGTTGACCACCGTGTTCATTGACATCCCTATTTCCTTGAACGCCTTGGCGTCGCTAAAATCCACCTCAACGCCTCCTCACCATACGTTCCGCCAGCCAGGGGCCTTGACCCGCTCGTTCAGCTCGGCCTCTTTTTTGTCGGCCTCATCCTGTTCACCCTCATCGGGGAAGTCGGACACGTCCAAATCGTACACATCGGCGCTCACATCGGTGTTGGCGTAGATGTTCTGAACCATCCCACCTTTGACCTCCACGGCCAGCTCCACAGCCAGATCGTACTCATCAATGCGCCAGTGCATAGAGTCCATACCGTCACGGATAACGGCGCTGTCCTCCTCGCAGTAGCACTCGTCCTCATCCTTGTGCTCCTTGGCGTTGTACTCCCATCCTTCAACGGACTCTTGCCAACCAGTCCGCATAGCGGCCTGGGCGTCCTCCTTATGGAGAAAAGGGGATGCTTCTGCGCTGCACCCACAATCGGTGTCCTGTTCACAAACCAGGATGTAAATTTTCATTGTGCGCTCCTCCTTATCGGTGTTGTAAGGGATGCCCCTCATTCTATTTACATGATGAAAGTATTATTTGCTAACCACTAAAGTGAAAGCCCGCCGAAAACGGCGGGCTTTCTTCTCAGGCGACAGCGGCCTTCAGGCGGGCGCGGGGATTAGAGGCCGGCTCAAACCACGCCTCCCCGTTGGAGAAACGAGCGGTACAAACCAACTCAGTGAAGCCCCATCTTTTGCCCAGCTCGGCCAGCTTGCGGTTGATCTTCCGCACCTCGACGGCGTACTTCCGATAGACCACACTCCGGCAGCAGTCGAAGTAGTAGTGACACTCATCGTTGTCATAGTCGTATGCGCCCAGATCGTGCTCGGCCTCAACTATGAACTGGATGCCGGAATAGTAGCCGCTCTGCAGCTTGACCTCATGGAACATCAATTCCCGATTGAAGTCGTTCAACAGGGTGGTGATCTCGTCCCACTCTTCATCGCGGGCCAGCTCATCCAGCTCATAGCCTTCTTCCAATTCCTCAGAGCCGCAGACCTCGCAGGTGTCGCTATCCAGGTCGTAATGAACCGCCCCACAGACGGGGCAACGCTTGACTTCCGAAACATAGTCCTTAGCATACAGGGGGAAGTCCCTCATCAATTCAAAGTTGGCAGTGCTCATATCGCAACCTCCTAAAAAATTGTGTGTTGTAAACCCTTCATTATCATTTACAGTCAGAAAACAAAATTTGCTAACCGGAAAGAAAAGATTTGCAAAAAAATGAAAAGGGGACGGGTTTAGTCCCCGTCCCCAAAACACTCGCTGTCAATCTCGCGCCGCATATCAAAGACTTGGTGAACAGCACTTTCCGCCTCAGCGATTGACTTGGTGGCATAGGCACACTTCTCTTTCAGCGCATCCGCCTCGGCCTCCAGCAGCTCTTGAACAAATTCAAGCGCCTCATCAGCATCATCGTCCAGTATTAAAAGTGTGCTGTGCTTCCGCTTAATCTCATCAAACTTCTCTTTGGTCATGTACATTTGATTTTCCCTCCCTCAGTTAAAAGTCCAGGCCGGTGATTGCCAGAAGCACATTGTAGAGCACCCGGTAGAAATCCTTGTTGTAAGGGTTTTGCGCAGCGGCCTTGATCTGGTACAGAGCCTCTTCCACGTCCTTGTACAGCGCGTCGGGATCTTCCACATTGGAGCGCAGATTTGACAGCTCGATCAGCTTTTCTGCGATGTCCCCGCTGTCGTAGCAAGCGGCCTCATTGTACTTTTTCAGTTCTTCCATCAGCATTTTCTTGTCCTCCTTTTTTGTTGAATGCTACCTATTGTATTTACAATCCGTCATGTATCCATGCTAACCAGCTGAAAAAAAATAAAGATAGGCGGGCCGGTGCCCGCCTACTCATCCAAATCAAATTTCAAACCACCACTCCGGCGCGATAAATAAGCTCCCATCCACTTCTTTCAGTGCCCAGCCATCCAGCTCATCCCACGGCCACTTTATATAAATCTGTACCCATGCCTTATTTTCGTAGCCGTCGATTATCAGTACATCCAGTGTATCCCGTTTGAAACCCCAATTAGAAACCTCGACTTGAGCTATTTTCTGTGTCACTGTACCGTCCGTCAAGAAAACGGGACAGCCAGCGTCCAGCGCATTTTTGACCGCCGCACAGACCTCACTTGCGTTTGTCATACTCAACACCTCCATTATATATACAAACGCTTCTGAAATTCTGCTAACCATAAACTGAAAAAGGGAGGGCTGCTGCCCTCCCTCAAAATTTCATCTCGCCAGCGTTTTCAGTTCCACACTGTCAAACCGCTTGTTGTACGGCTTGTTTCCACCGGAAAGCACCAGGCAGAAATTACGGAACACAACACCGTCGATCTCCTTCAGTTCTTCCTCAGAAATCCGATAGTAAAACTGCCCACGCTTTGGCGTCTCCTTGTAGTGCTTCAGCATGGCCTCGTGCGCCTGCTCCACCGTGTCAAAGTCGCCGACGTTTACCATCTTGCCGGTTTTGGTCGATCTCGTCACATGAAATACCCTCTTGTTTTCCATAACGCACCCTCCTTAATAAATCACAATTTCTTTTGTCAGCAGCATCCACAGCCCCAGCGGGGCCATCAGTACCACAGCTGCGGCGTCACGATCTTCTGGAGTTGTCCCAGTGGAACACAGCCACAGCACGACGGCGCAAATTAGCAGTAGGCCAATCCCCATCAGCTTTTGTTCCGCTCGCTTGCTCAATTTCTTTTCCTCCCATCAATACTTGATCTCGATACGCTTGCTACCGGCTTCCAGCGCCTTACCCAGCTTGCCAGCGATAGCCGTCATCTGCTCCGATCTCAGAGCCGCAAACGACGCTTCCATACCCGTCGCCTGGTGGGAATGCTCAGTGTAATATTCAGCCAGCTTGGTTGCCATTTCCTGCATCCAAACGATCTCATTTTTTGTGAACGATTGCATCATGTTCACCTCCCATTATCTATTACACTGTAATTTTGTTGCTTGCTAACCACAAAATGAAAAAGAGGCGGGGAGAAAACTCCCCGCCTCCGGTCAATCCTCTACCTCAAACGTGACCATGTTCCGATTGTTGTCCGCCTCAAACTCCCCGGACTTCTCATCATATCCGGTGATACGGTTTACCGCCGTCAGCAGAGCGTCGCGGATGATCGTCTCATCCTGAATGCCGTCCTTCCCAGTGGGCATACAAATTACGACCCGCATAGCTATCTCTCCTCCAGTTCTTTTCTGTTGTTGCTGCCGTGCTCGATCTCAAAGCTGTCTCCAACGCGATCTCCACCGGGGAACCGATAAATCGGGATGCCCCTCGACTCCTCATACTGGAACCGGCCAATGTACTCACCGCACTTGATGTACAGCGGATACTTCTGTTTCACCAGCTCATAGCAGCGGGCCAGCTCTTTACCCAGAGGCTTTTCATATTCGATATAGCCCCATGCGTCGCAGTTGGCGTCGTAGCAGGGTGTCCGCTTGTCAAAGTTGACGATCTCCAAAACTCGATTGCCGACCGGCTTCGGGAAACTCCCCGGCGTAACCGGGCGCTGAGACGAATAATAACGATAGCTCATAATCGCACCTCCTATTCTTATTACAACCACACCTTTCTATTTGCTAACCGTCCTAAAAAATAAAAACGGGACGCCACAAACCAGCAGCGTCCCGCTCAATCAGAAATTCAAGTCCGTGTTGCCCGTCCGTTTCTGGTGCTGATACCAGTTCAGCATCATTACAAAGTCCCCAGGGGAGATGGTATACTCGCTCTCGCAGTCCGTTGTCCCGTCGCCTCTCGGTGCCTCCCAGGTGGTAATACTCACAGAGCCGTCCGGCTCGGCCTGTTCCAGCTTGATCTTCCGCCCGTTGTTTACCTCAAATTCCATGTCCTTGTCCTTCCTCAAACAATAATGTCGTCGTCCATGTAGACGAACCCGATGTGAATAGAATCCATACAGGCGATATTGCCCTCGCCCAGCTTGTCCATCAGTTTTTCCAGCGCCTGCCGCTTGTCCTCAGCGGAGATCAGGAATCCACGGCTCCCGCCGTTGGTAAACTGAACCACGATGGAGTATTGGGGGATGTAGTGATCTTCCTCCTCCTGACGCCGTTCCTCACGTGTTGTGCCATCCACGATGTCTTTGCCGCAGGAAGGGCAGGCGCAGAACGTATCGCCGCCGATCTCCTTCTCGTCGCTATGCAGCACATCGTTGGAGAACCACTCACCACAGGCTTCGCACTGGATGATCTTGTTGCGGTCAATGGCATGATCGTGGCAGCTTTCGCACTCCACGTATTCCTTATCAGGGATGCCGGGGTTGACAGTAAAGGCCAACTCGCCCTCCTCATCATCCAGGATGAATTTCCCGCAGGTTTTGCAGATTTTCATTTTGAAACACCTCCTATTTCTATTACAGGGATACAACTGTATTTGCTAACCGTTCAGAAAAATAATTTGAAAAAAAGCTGGGTGGGCCAGTGTCTCCACCAGCCCACCCAGCTTTTTATACCTCCAATCCACGATTGAATTTTTCTTGGTCAATCACACAGCAGATGGCGCTCATTGCGTCCATCAGCTCCATTGTCTCCTGAACACAGCCCTCCTTGGCACGCGCCGTCTCAGACCAGCGCCCATACAGTATTACCACCATGTCCCGCACATTCTGAAGCTCAATGTCATTGCGGGATTTGATTTCCAGCGCAGCTTTAATCTGCTCCGCTTCAGTGTCGCTTACGATGCCGCGTCGCGCCGGCCTGTATACCTCTTTCAACTCCCTGATAGCGTGAAAATCAGTTTTCGTAACCATTTATACTTCCTCCCACTCCATATTTTTGATCTCGTTGTTGACTTCCTTTTACTATTACAGGAGAAAATCACAATCCGCTACTGGTATCCAGACCAGAAATTTTATCCAGCCGGTTCATTTCTTCACGAATGATACTTGTGTCCATTTTGACACCTCCCATTGATATAACAGTCGGAATTATGTATTTGCTAACTGAAAAAGCAAAAACGGGGAGAAGGTTTACCCCTCTCCCCGCTGTCTGCCCTACATCGCCGCCTGCGCCGCCTGCGCCTGCCGCCGCTTCCAGTTATCCATACGCTCCCGCTCCATCTTCTGCGCCTCCCGGTGGGCCATCGCCGCACGCATGGCCCACCGCGCCGCACGCTTGGGGTTGCGGGCGCTGGCCTTGGCGTTGACCGTCTGCGCCTCTCCCCAGGACGGGATGCCAGCCACACGATGACGGCGATACTCCGCCTTGGTGATCTCCACCGCGCCGTCCAGGATGCTCAGGCGCTCCGCGTGGGCGACAAACTTCTGTCCGTTCTTCTCACCGATCATGTACTGCTTCTTCATGCTGTATTCCTCCGTTTTGTTTTAGTTTGTTGGGATGCCTCCCATTCTTATTTACAGGAAAACACCCCCATCTGCTAACCTTGTTTCATAAAAAAAAAGCGGGGGCCCACAGCGGCGCCACCGCCCTGATTTCGCTA